ATTTCGGTAGTGAATACGGTTGCAGCCTTGATGAAGCCAAAGTAGACTTCTACAAGAGGACTTGCAACCGTGATTTATTTGAACGAAAGACAGTCAATAAGGTTGGAAAGGAAGTAACCTACCTGCGTAGTTCTGCTGAACTATCAACAGGTGAAATGACACTCTCTATTGACCGCTTTAGAAATTGGAGTATATCAGTCGCAAGCATATACCTACCTGCTGCCAATGAGCAACAGATGTTGATATACGCCCAGCAAGAAATAGAACGTAATAAAGAATTTATTTAATTATGAACATTACAAAAGCATTAGCGGAAGAAGTTGCTACAAAGATGGTGCTTCCGATTACAGAGAAGATAAACGCTCTTATAAAAGAAAGAGTTAGTATTGCTGATGAAGCTATTAGCAAGTCGATTCCAAAGGAAATAGCCGATTGCTATAGCAGGTATAAAAAGTATTTTCAAACAGCTCATTGCGTTACCCTACATGATGGCTCCCATGAAGTAAGGATTGATGATACTTCTTATTTCCCTGCTCCTACAAATTGGTATCCTCATGTCAGTTCAGATGCTTCTACTATTGAGCAGATAGAAAAGCTAAGAATGAAGATAGAGAAAGCGAAGAACGAAAAAGACAAGATGTTTAATTCGGTTGTGTCTGCGCTTCTGTCTCTCCGAACCTTCAAGCGGGTTAAAGAGAACTTCCCGGATGCATACGAGTTCATGGCAGAGTATGAAGAAGAAGGAAAAACGGCTTTAGCTCTGCCAATAGATGATATCTTATCCACAATTAAGAAGTACAAGTAATATGATAGAAACAAGAAAAACCGAGGAACGGTATGTAACATCCGACCCTCGCAAGATGCTCAATATGTATCTTGCAAAACGTGTCCTGAAAACATGGATAGAAGATTTTGTAGATGAAGACACCGGAGAGACAGTTAGTATAGAACGTAACGAAATTCTTTTTGAGCGCGGCGATTTAATCGACCAAGACCGATTGGCGCAGATTCGTTTTAGCATGGAAGCTGACGGTATTATAGAAGTCGAAGTAAGTAACCAAAAGCGTATCGCTCAAGAACAGCCAAGCACCTACCTTCATCCGTATATTGCCCAAGCAGAAATCAAAGATAAAAAGCATAAGTTTCTATTCTATGCAAGTACGCTTGATTCTGCCTTACTTATCCTCAAAGACTACATAGAACTTAATTACTCATTCGGCTTTACCATTGTGATGGTGAAAGAGTTTGATTCTTGCATTATTCTTACCGACACATTGAAAGAACGCAAACTTGATACTTTGCCACTCGATTGGGAAGAAAGCGAATTGAGCGTAGAAGGTGACAATGAAGAAGATGAAAAGCCGGATGAAAAGAAGTTCTACCAGATTGAATCAAGAATCGTTTTTGGAAATGGCGGCAGAGAGTCAACTTATACGTTTGTAGTCCACACCTTCAACGTTGATAGAGCTATGATGCTGATTACAGACTACTTGAAAAAAGAGCAAGATAAAAGAGAGGAAGAAGCAAGAATAGCCGGACGCGAATATGACAAAGAGGAAATTCACGCTATGGTTGAATCTGCTAAACCTATCCCTGTCGGTCGATTCATTCCTCAAGAGTTTTCAATGGCTTACGTTGAGACGAAATAACTTTGTTAACCTGTCCGTCCGGTCTGTGAAGATATGATGGGCAAACAAGGGAATGTAGCTCAGTGGATAGAGCGCCGTGTGTGGTGGAAGGTTGAGAGTTCGATTCTCTCAAGTTGATTCTTAGCTTAATGGGAGAGCACCACAAGCGGAGGTCGGTGGTTCAAATCCATCCATTTCCACAAAACTATGTTGGAAAGAGAACATGAAAGTATTCAGTTGCAAATGGATATTTCTGTAATGCGCATGCAGATAGTGTGCCCGATGGAATAATGTGAGCCACACATCAATGGCACGGGTATAAATAATAGTTGTGCCCCGGAGAATACGCTTCGGGGCTTTTAATTAAAAAGATTATGGCAATAGATAAAATCAAAACAGTAGGTCAGCTTAGAAAGGTTATTGAAAATCTTTCTGACGATTACGAAATAGAAATGAGAATCAGGCGCAAATTATCGGATGATGAAATAAAAGAGTTGTATAACAAGTATGGTCGAATATATCCTTATCCATACGAAACTCAATATCCAGAACTAGAATTTGACGATATAGGTGTGTCTGACAAAGTATTATGCTTGGGAGTTGAATTAAAAGACAAATGATATGCCATACTACATAAAAAGAACTAAGGCTAAGAAGAAAGACAAGCCTTTACCGTTGTTTGATAAAGCTGGGATAACAGTAAAGAAGAAGCCGGATTTGAAAGCTAAACTCGACAAGGAGTTTTCCCTTTTCATCCGGCTTCGTGATTGTATGCCAAACGGGTATTTCCGCTGTATCAGTTGCGGGCAAATAAAACCGCTTGAACAGGCGGATAACGGTCATTATTTCAGCCGCACGCATTTGGCAACACGGTTCGATGAAGATAATTGCCATGCTGAATGCCGTCACTGTAACCGCTTCAAAGCGGACCATTTGGAGGGCTATCGGGTAAATCTGATAGCCAAAATCGGGCAACAGAGATTTGACTTACTGAAAATGAAAGCTGCTGGTACTTTTAAGATGACCGATTTTGAGTACGAACAACTAATCAAGTATTACAAAGCACTTAATAAGAAACTTAGAAAGGAGAAAGGAATATGAGTTTTGTCTTGCGTGATTATCAACAGAAAGCCTCTGATGCCGCAGCAACCTTCTTTCAAGACACAAAGAAGAAAACCAACGCTATCATGGTGTTGCCTACCGGAAGTGGTAAGTCCCTCATAATAGCTGATATTGCGTCACGGATTGACGGGCACACCTTAGTGTTTCAGCCCAGCAAAGAAATTTTAGAGCAAAATTTCAAAAAGCTATGCTCATATGGTATTCTTGATTGTTCTATTTATTCAGCCTCTTTCAACTCGAAAGAGATTTCAAGGATAACGTTCGCCACCATCGGATCAGTTAAAGGACATCCCGAACTATTCGGTCATTTTAAGAACGTGATAATAGATGAATGCCACTTGGTTAATCCTAAAGAGGGAATGTATAAGGACTTTCTATCTATCTTAAACTGTAAGGTTCTGGGATTAACTGCCACTCCTTACAGATTGAGTTCTTCTCAGGATTTCGGCTCTATGCTAAAGTTCATCACCCGAACCAAACCTGCAATATTCAAAGAGGTAATTTATTACGTTCAGGTGTCTACTCTTTTGGATATGGGATACTTGGCGAAATTAAACTACTATCCGATGAATCCCATCGGCTGGAATGAACTCAATTTGAAAACTAATACTACCGGTGCCGACTACACTGATAAGTCAGTTCAACGAGAATACGAACGAATTGACTTCTATGGATACCTGGTTCACATCGTCCAAAGGTTGATGAATCCAATACAGGGAGGGAAACGGAAAGGCATCTTAGTCTTTACACGGTTCTTAAAGGAAGCTGAGCGGTTAACGATGTCAATACCTGGTTGTGCTATTGTTTCCGGTGATACTCCAAAGTCCACCCGTGAAATGATACTTAGGCAGTTTAAAGCCGGAGAAATACCGGTAGTTGCCAACGTCGGGGTACTAACTACAGGTTTCGACTATCCTGAGCTTGATACTATTGTCATGGCACGTCCTACAATGTCGCTTGCAATGTATTATCAGATAGTAGGCCGGGCAATACGTCCACACCCGTCAAAAGAAACTGGGTGGTTTGTCGATTTATGTGGCAATATCAAGCGATTCGGTGAGGTGTCTGATTTACGGCTTGTTGACGGTGGTAACGGCAAATGGGCAGTTTTTTCTAAAGGCAGACAATTAACTAACATAAGGTTTTAATTATGGCAAAGAAATCACCACCTCCGAAAATCATACGGTTCCCGGATTGTACAAAGTGTGTTCACGGTATTCCTCATGATTCCTACAACTATCTTTGTCCGGCTACTAAGACCTATGTACCTCAACCTAATTGTAATGTAAGAAAAGTAATGTGCATCTATTATAAAGCGAAATGAACAGCTACCAATTAATCTCCAAACTAAAGAGAATGAAAGTTTTCAATAATAATTCATATATTTGGGAAACTTAAAATTTAAAATTATGACATACAAAGAACAGATCAAGCATCCGAAGTGGCAAAAAAGACGTCTTGAGATAATGCAAAAAGACGATTTTACTTGCCAAATATGTGGAGATAAAGACACTATGCTTAATGTGCATCACTTGCATTATCATAAGAATAGAGATATCTGGGATTATGAAGATTGGGAATTAATGACCCTTTGCGAGGATTGCCATTCTAGAGAACACTCGACGATTGAAAATATTCTTGAGCGAATAGAATATATTAAAAGTCGTGGAATTACGATGTTTGAAGTTTATTCTCTTTTGGAAAATATAGATGTGTTATTGTCATCTGGAGATGATGAAGCAATACTAAGAATTACAGGGAATGAAAATTGTATTATTAGAGAGAATGAATTTAAACTTCTGACAGAAAGGAGAGTTAAGTTGAAATCAATTCAAAAGCAGAATGACTCTTTGTAAAATAGTGAAATATGGCAAGACCTGTTAAACAAGGTATTGACTATTTTTCATTTGATGTTGACTTTTTCTCAGATGTAAAGATTCGGAAGATATCTCGTGCGTGCGGTTCCCAATCTACTTCCATCCTTATTTGCCTGCTGTGTAATATCTATAAAGATAAAGGGTATTATATTATGTGGGACGAAGATTTACCTTTTGTTATCGCTGACACAGTTGGGGTTTCCGAGGGTTCGGTAAAGGAAGTTATATTAAAAGCATTGCAGGTTGGTTTTTTCGACCAAGAGTTATATGAGAAGCATAAAATACTAACATCAAATGGAATACAAAGTCGGTTTAAGGCGGCTGTATATAAACGGGAAGAAATAGAATACATAGTAGAATATTTAGTTTCGGATGTCAAAAACTCAATTTCTGATGTCAGAAACGAAGTTAATGACACCGGAAGTACACAAAGTAAAGTAAAAGTAAAGAGAAAGAATAATACTACCCCCTCACCCCCTTTAAAAGGGGGAGGTAGGAGGAAGAAGAGCGAGCCTAAGGAAATAAATTCTAAGGCTCGCTCTCTTTTTGAAAATTATGTTAAAACTGTGTTCTTCACTGATTACTACTGGACTGCCAAAGATGCTGGAGCAATGACTAAGTTGCTCCAAAAGATAACATTCTCACGGACACAGAAAAAGATGCCCGTTGATGATGACTCTATGTTGTACGCTCTTGAAAAATTCCTATCCTCAGTCAAAGAAGGGTGGATATTCGAGAATTTCAGCGTAACTAATCTAAATTCAAAATATAATGAAATTGTAGCTCAAGCAAGAAATGGAAACAATCAACAAAATCGGGGAACTGATTCCAGCGATATCCCTAAGTCAGCAGGAATCAAATCAATCTCCTTCGACTAGGTTTCACATTAAAGGAAATCCTATTGACTGGAAGGAATCTGAAACTGATAGATTCTGGAAGATCAAACTCATAGAATCCATGCAGGAGGCAGAACCCTTGTTTGTGGTTGATGATAGAAACAAGGTCCTGTTATCCGAACTATACAAATGGGTTTGGGGTAAACACGGTTTATTCGATCCAAACAAGGGGTTATTATTCTGGGGACCTATTGGAGTAGGAAAATCTGCATTACTAAAGGGGCTTCAACGTTACTACGGAAAGATAAATCAATATTGTTACGGAGCTGATAATGTAATGGGGTTCAAACTTACCAGTGCGGCAGAGATAGCTTTACTATATGCCGAAAAAGGTATGAGTGGTATGGCTCAATATACTGATCGAAATTGCATGTGTCATTTAGCAATTGACGAACTAGGACGTGAGCCAATGGATGCAAAACACTATGGTACCGGAATCAATGTAGTACAGATTATCCTCCAACTTCGCTATGAAGTTAGGCGTGAGTTTATAACACTTGCTACAACTAATCTCAATCCAGATATAGAGTTCGAAAGCAAATATGGTGATTACATCGCTGACCGCGTGAAAGAGATGTTCAATGTAATTGAAATTAAAGGAAAATCAAGAAGATAAACTATCCAATGAAACTTCAAGGCTATTCATTAATCTGTAACGGTATTCATTATGACGGTCGTCACTTAAAGTCTATGTGTAAGGGATGCCAATTGTATTCAAAAAAAAAGCAGCCATTGAGAAAGTCATGGCGCATAAGTGGAATTGAAAAATGTATTATAAATCATGCTAATAGGAACAACAAATCTTAATACTACTCTCAACCTGACGTATGTACTGGTTGATGTAGTTGAAACGCTTCTATATGATTTGAGAAGCGAAATGGGAAAACAAGGCTACGAACTACGTTACGATGCAAAACGTAACTTCAATACAGCGATAGCAGCGATCCGGAAATTAAAACAGGACGTAGATAAAACTCAATTCTCCACACAGGAGAATTTTGGCAATGACTCTGATTGTCTTCTTGCCTTCATCCGATTGTTAGTAGATCGGTGCGGAGATGATGACAAGAAAATCTTTGAATTCTACAATTACATCAAGTGTTTTCCATCACAGCTCGGTCTGGAGCTGTCGGATGAAAAGAGCGTGTTTGCGCATGTCTTTGATAATACCCCAAAATAGTTATGATAGATAAAATCTATAATGAAGACTGTCTTGAAGGAATGAAACGTATTCCTGATAAAAGCATTGATGCTATAATATGCGATCTACCGTATGGAACCACACAATGTAGTTGGGATGTGATAATACCTTTCGAACCTCTATGGGAGCAATATAAACGTATCATTAAAGACAATGGGGCTATTGTATTGTTTGGTGCAGAACCTTTTTCCAGCTATTTAAGGCTAAGTAATATTGAGTGGTATAAATATGACTGGGTATGGGATAAAGTGAAAGGGGTTGGCTTTCTTAATGCCAAAAAACAACCAATGCGGAATCATGAACTTATAAGTGTATTTTATAAAAAACAATGTACTTATAATCCTCAAAAGACATTCTCCCATGAAAGAAAGAAAACTTTCAGATCAAAAAAATGTCAGACGGAAGTGTATGGGACAATGAATCAAGATTACTACTATGATTCAACAGAAAGGTATCCGCGTAGTATACAAGTCTTTAAGACAGATACACAGAACTCTTCACTTCATCCCAACCAAAAGCCGTTGAAACTTTTGGAGTACTTGGTTCTAACTTACACCAATGATGGTGAAACCGTCCTGGATAATTGTATTGGAAGTGGTACCACTGCGGTAGCCTGTATAAATACTAATAGACATTTTATTGGCTTTGAGAATTTAGGAAAGCATTACAATACAGCCTGTGAACGTGTATCAAACGTTATGCGAGAACCAAAATTAGCATTATAAACAATTTAGAAATGAGACGAGTGAAGGTTAAATGCATAGACACCCCTTGCGCATATGACATAACAATAGGGCGTGAATACTGGGGAGATGAGTCAGTTGACGGATATTGGATTAGAAACGATAAAGAAGTTCTAACATGGTATCCAATGCGATTATTTACATTAATAATGAGAGTAGACTAATTGATATAATCAAATCAGATATGAAACAGACATTAGAAGAAGCAGCTAAACAAGAGCTTATATCAAGTTATGCGGTTGTTGGAGATAGAGGCGGTTTCACAGAGTTACTTTACAATTATAATGCAATGCTAAATATGTTTCGAAAAGGTGCTGAATGGAAGGCAAAGCAATCTCCGTGGATAAGTGTGCAAGAAACTCCGCCAATGGACATACCGCTACTATTGAGATACGGAAACGGTGGAATGTATGACTTAGAAGTTGCTGAATATTCCGGAATTCATTATTACAATATACAAGGTCAGATATTGGATGCAGAGATAACACATTGGATGCCAATACCAAAGTTTAACGAATAACAATAAAGGAATGAATTTTAAATCATTAGTAACTCAATTAGCAAATCGCATCAATCAGCCGCATGTGATTGAAATATATATGCGTAAAGTTTTTGCATCTGGTGTTGAGTGGCAGAAAAAGCAATCCCTTTGGATAAGTGTAAAGGAACGGTTACCGGAGGTAGATACAGGTGTGTTCTTCACTGTAGAATGTAAAGATCTCCATAAAGGATACTTTGTTGGGGTATATTATGGAAATGGGCATTGGGAATCCGAACATCGAATATTCTTACCTGATTCATCTTTGGGGTATATTACCCATTGGATGCCAATACCGAAGTTTAATGAATAACTAAGTAGATATGAGTGAAAACAATAAACCGTGTCCTCAATTCCCATATTGGGGCGCAAGCTATCCAGACGCATGTTGTGTCGATGGTAAATTACAGGATTTAGATTACTGTGATGAGAATGGTAATCTTTATGATAAGGGAGAGGATGTTCCTTGTCCGTTTTGTAGAACAGAAGAATTTATTGAGTATGACCCGTTTAGTTGGGTAGATCATTTTTGTGAGGAAATGGAAGAGAATGGCGATGTCATTACCGATTCTATGGAGCAGTGTGCTAAACAAAAGGCAAGGCAGGCTTATTTGGATTGGATTGAGAAAGTTAGAGAAGTATATGGCTAATAACAATACAAAAATGAGTGAAACGAAAATCATATTAGATGCCTGTTGCGGTAGCCGGATGTTTTGGTTCGACAAGAATAATCCTTTGACCTTGTTCGCTGACATTAGAGATGAAGAGCATACTCTTTGTGATGGTCGAAGTCTGAAAGTTCATCCGGATATTGTATCTGACTTTACCGATATGCCATTCTTGGATGAATCCTTTAAGCTGGTAGTCTTTGACCCTCCCCATCTTCTAAAGGCTGGCAAAAATAGTTGGTTGGTCAAGAAGTACGGTAAACTTCCCGAAGATTGGCCAAGGGTGATAAAAAAAGGAATTGATGAATGCTTTCGAGTACTTGAAGATTACGGCGTTCTCATTTTCAAATGGAATGAAGACCAGATAACGGTTAGAGAAGTGTTGAAAGCCATCGGACGGCAGCCGTTGTTCGGTCACACCACCGGAAGACATGGCAAGACTATGTGGATGTGCTTTATGAAACTACCAATTAACGTATAACGGTGCAAATATAGCTAATCTACTTTTCAATTCATATTGAATATTAGTTTCAATTCTTCAATCGTTAGAATGTGATTTTTATCCCTATGAATCATACTGTGACAATTGGGACATACAGGAACTAGATCAGTTTTCGGATCAACAATTTGTTCACCTGTCTGGGAGAGTGGATTAACATGATGTACATGAATAAAACCACGTCCAATTTCACCATATCTTTCAAGGAAATTGAATCCACATATAGAGCATGAATAACCATGAATGTCTAAGGCTTGTTGGCGTAACTTTGGATTTCTTTCATATTTGGTTGAATAAATCTTTTTCGTTTTGCCTTCAGTAATGGTAGTTGTGAATTCTGTTTCAACGTTATCTATGTTGTAATTGATATTGGATAATGACAATATTTTATCATATACCTCTTTGGTTATGATACGTACAGCATCTCTCCAATAATTGCTTTTACGTGAATCTGGAATTTCTTCTAAATATTGTCCGTTATGATCCTTTATAAAAATAGGTATGTCGAATGCTTGGTAGTTTATTATTTCAGAGTAATAGTCATTTTTAGTTGATTCAGGGTCGATATATTGATTGCCTATTTCTCCTATACCGAAATAATACGGTTTTACAGTAGGACGAAACTTTCCATATTTTTTCTCCTGTAAACGACCTTTGTAGTAGATGATTTTAGTACCAGGCTTTAACAGTTTTAGATAGCGTTTAGGATGATGATACAATTCTCCTGTTTTGTCTTTCCATGCAGATCGATCATTTTGTGTGATAATAGCGTACATTTTATTGGATTTTATTTTAGTCCTACAAATATAAAAATATAATTTAAATATATGACTTTAGAAAAGAAAATACAGCAATCAATCGATTTCCTCCGTAGTATGGAACGTGACGATCCGATGTGTTTAGGCTTTTCCGGTGGCAAAGATAGCGTTGTAATTCTCGACCTTGCAGAACGTTCCGGCATAAAGTATAATGCTTCTTACGCAAATACAACGGTTGATCCACCTGGCACAATCAGTTTTATAAAGAAGAATTATTCACAGGTTCGGATACTTCAACCGAAGCAATCTTTTTTTCAGTTGATAGAAACTAAAGGTTTGCCCGGCAGAATGAGGCGTTTTTGCTGTGAAAAGTTGAAGGAACAATACGGTATCGGTCAGCGTACAATCGAGGGAATGAGGGCAGAAGAAAGCCAATCGAGGGCATTATATGAACCAGAACAATGCGATGCGCGTAAGTGGATGAAAGGAGCGAAACACATTCTACCGATTCTAAACTGGTCGGAAAGTGACGTTTGGAACTACATTCTTAAATATGGTCTTCCGTATTCCAAGTACTACGATGCACCCTATAATCTTTCCCGTCATGGTTGTGTTGGTTGTCCCCTTGCAGGATGCAAGCAGATGCAGACGGAGTTTAAGATGTTTCCTGGTTATGCAAAGCGTATGATTGTCGCCATTGAACGATACATGAACAATAAACCTAATAATGCGCTTGCAAGAAATTTCAGTGATCCGTATGAAGCTTTTTACTTCTACATCAATGAGATGCCGATGCAAGACGTTAGACGGTTGAAAAAAGGACTCTTTCACTTTAACGCGAAAGAGGTTATACAGAAAGAGATTTTAAATAGAATAGAGTAAAACAAAATATAGATATGAATTATATGTTGCGCATCATTATTATATATTCACCATCATTAACCTCACCTACAGTATGCCAGTTGTGCTTGATATATAAAGCCAATGCTGGACTGTTTTCAGAGTGTACACCCAAAATAATTTCCTTTATTCCTGCTCTTGATGCGGCTTCATATAAGCTATTCAGCAGTAATGACGCTATACCTTTTCTTCTGTGTTTTGGAGAAACAGAGATTGTCAATTCTGGGGATACACAATTAGCTAAGTGCACGGGATTAGGGAAAATACGAAGCCACGCACTTCCGATTGACTCTCCTCCTGACTCAGCAATAACCCCTATTTCACCTGCTTCTGGCCATGATTTTATGTACATTTCAGTATCAGGATGATTGGGCAGTTCTTCTATACTAATAGCATTTAAAGAAGCCTTTGCTGCTTCCAATAACATAAGAGTCATAAAGGGTCTGTCACTAGCTTCCGCTTCACGGATAGTACATGGGATGATGGGATTCATAAAGAGTCTTGTTTAAAATTTGAGCAAAGATATAATAATATTACAGAACGAAGAAACAGACTAATTTTATTAATAACAAATCAGATATGAAAGTGTTGGCTATATTTTTTAGAGAAGAAATATCATCCATGTTAAATAGGATAATAGAATCCTGTAATAAATGTGGTGATAGTACCACCGGAATAAAGGGTGCTGCCGAACATCTGAAAATGGAGTTAGAGAAATATACTGAACGGTATTAAAATAAAAAGAAATGAAAGCAATAACAATAAAACAACCGTGGGCCTCCTTGATAGTCCACGGTATTAAAAACATCGAAAACCGTACTTGGCCGTGCCCTAAGAAGTACTTAGGACAAAGGGTACTGATTCATTCAAGTGTTTGTTATGAGAAGAAATTTAAGATAAACTTAACCAATGAACAGATGAAACAAGCTTTCTCTTTGATTTCGGAGAAAAGTATTTCCGGTCAATGGAAGTTTGGCACAATCATTGGCAGCGTTGAGATAGTGGATTGTGTACAGAATCATTCTTCTATCTGGGCTGAAAAAGAGGTTTATAACTGGGTGTTAGCTAATCCTATTATCTACAATGAACCTATCGAAAATGTAAAAGGGAAACTATCTTTCTGGGACTATCCCGGTATCAAAGAAGTAAGTATTGAGTGTCCGGAATGTGGTAGTATAGAGATAGCAGTTGAAGATTATACAACAGCCCCTTTTCCAACTTATTTGCATAGGTGCAATAAGTGTGAACACGTAATTATGGAAAGTGAGTGGAATATAACAAGACAGAAATGAAAAAAATACTACTAGTATGTGTTATTCTTGCTCTAACAGTAGGATGTAGCACAAAGAAAGTCCCATATGTGACTTTCAAGAGAGAATATAAAGAAAACCGCTTTACAAAACAATTTCAGGAAGCGGATTCGATGTTTAAAGAACAATACAAATATAAGAAATAATGGATGCAAAAACACTCTTTACCAAAGTTGTCCAGATGCGCAAAGCACAAAAAGAATATTTCAAATGTCGTACTCAAGCTAATTTACGAATTTGCAAAGCACTCGAAGCCGAGATTGACCGGGAGATTGAACGTGTTAATAGCATCATCCCTCCTCCCAAACAACCGGAACAAAAGAATTTATTCACAGATTAAAACCAATAGATAATGAATTCAACAGTATTAAAAGAAATCATTGCGTTCCTCTTCGGACGCAAATATTATGCCAATATTGTAGCTACCAAAGGTACAACCAAACAAGAAATCTGTTCTTACATTTTTGCAACAAAAGAAGCCGCTAACCGGCATCGATTGGAAATCGAAACAACCTTATCGTTTACTTTTGTCGAAACAGTTACCTTTCGTTCTCGTCGAGTACATCTCAATGCGTCAGTAAAAAGTTAAACTACAAAAGCTAATCATTCATCATACTTTCGTACTATGATTATCAGTAAGTTAAAATTATGGTGGCAATCACTTCTGTATTATGTGATTGCCGACCCTGCCGACAACTCTATAACGCTTTCCAAACGCTTGTTCTTGCATATCAAGAATAATGCCAGGAAGAGTGATGCAGCGCGTGTATTCGTTTTCCGTATTTCTGGAGACGATACATTCGGATTCATAATCAATCCAGTTATTAAACAAGCAACCCAAATGTGCGATATTCAATACAACGACAAGTATAAATGTATAGGATTTGAAACGCTCTGTCCGTCAGTCGGCCGCATCCTTTATGAATATGGACTATCCGATAACTGTCGAGTAAAATTGTCCGTATCAATTCAGAAAACTCCACAAGGAAAAACTTATTATAAATTCGACAAGCCAAATGCAAAGTATATTAGGAAACACCCGAAAAGCTGATATCACCTTTTACGCATCAGGAAGGATAGATATTAGTGCTCGCGTCGCAAAACATCTCCAGCTCTCACGCGGAGATGTTTTGGACATAATGATTGACCAAGATGAATTTTACCTTTACGTTAGACTTCGTTCACCAAACGGGAGGCATGAAGCGATGGTATTCCCAACGAATAAGGCAGGAAATCATTTCAGAACTTCATCAAGCAGACTTTGTACAGCAATTCTCCAAGAATGTAAAGCAACAGCTAAAGCAAGATTATGTGTAGGAGAACCAACAGAAAACGAATACGGTAAACTATTACCAATTATCACTAAATACCTTTTGTAATATGATAAAAGAGATTAAGTACAATGGATATTCTGCCAATCCATCAGATTACGAATGTGCAGATGGTGACTTGTCAGTTGCAATGAATCTTATTCCTGAAGATGGAGTATTAAAAGGCATTCAAAAGCCTCAATGTTTATTTACTCTCCCACAAGGAAAAAAAGTGATATACATACACAACATCTCGGTATATAAACATTACATAATTTACGATACAGAATCCGCCGCCTTACAATGGTTATCCTCTAACGACACTGATAAGCAGCCCGAAGATATAGTATCTATTTCTGGAGAACTCTATCAGGTAACATCACTTGGAAACACATTAATCATACTCACATCTGAGGGCATAATTTATGCCCTCTACAAGTCAGGAACATATGTACTCATGGGAAGTAACCCGGTATTTCCATCGCTCTCTTTCCGACTAAGAGCATCTATGGGAAACTCGGATATGTTATCTGCAAGTTTCCCCGGATTTACTCCGTCTATTATTCTTAATTCACTTATTCTCTCAATAGAAGCCAGCCAAGCTGTAAGAGATACTGTATTGGCATTTACCAATAAATATACCGCCGATGCCAAAACAGCAGGATTATTCCAATACCCGTTCATGATAAGATATGCCTACCGTATGTATGACGGAACCCTCAACTACATTTCATCTCCAGTAAAAGTCTACCCATCATATGGCATACCTTATCTCATACATTATACAGGTTATGAAGTTAACAATGGTCTATACACCAAATTCAATATGGTTGTATCGCATGTTGCATCAAAATTATATTACGAGATAACAAATTTCGATGAAGTGAAAGAATCTGTAGCCGAATGGGGGGAATTGGTTAAGAGTATTGATATATTTATCACTCCCCCACTCTATACTGTTGATCAGGACAGTATGTGCAAATCAATCTCCCCATATGCCTATTTGGGACCAATGGGTGGTTCGTCCGCATTTTTAAGTTATTGCGCTAACTCCGGTAATGAGAATATCAACGGTAAATTAATATATCGATGTCATAATGCAAGTGAATCAATCAATTCCAATCAACTTTTCTTTGGAATGTCAGGTAAATCACTTGTAGATGATGACTCTTCATTACCTTTCTACCTTATCTCTTCCATTGACGTAAAAAAAATACAATCGGGTGAGAACATTGTTTCTATTGAAAATGGTGCTCTCAATTCACTTGAGGCAAAAGAAGTAATGGAGGGTGACAGCAATTTAATGGGAACAATTGTCGCAAAACATGCATTTCCATACAACGCACGTCTAAATCTGACCGGAGTAACTATTATCCCTCCGACATTCCCACTTGAATCTTGTTTTCAATATGCTAATGGAGAGTATGATAACGAAACTAAAAAAGCCGTTGAGAAAACATATTCTTATAAAGCATACATCTTCATTGAAGCCGAGAAACGAAAAGTTATGGTACAGTTTCTTTCCGGTATACCAATGAATATCGTTGATTCATACTTCTTTTATCCCAACATCAATGCAAAAGAGCTTATTATTGAGCGTATAGATAACAATGGAGTAAAATCCTATTCATATAGCAAATTACATAAACATGAAACACTTAACGGAGTATACGGAAGTATCAACACGAGTTTCTCTAGTACCCCCGATATGAGCCTCATTACTGATACAGAAATCGGAATCCCATATCCAAATAAAATATATACTTCTGATGTAAACGATCCTTTTTCATTTCCCGCTCTCGGAGTCTGCACTGTTGGAACAGGTACAATCATTGGACTCAGTTCAGCCGCAAAGGCTTTATCACAAGGCCAATTTGGTCAATTTCCTCTTTACTGTTTCTCTACTGATGGAATTTGGGCCCTCGAGGTTTCTTCTACCGGTTCCTACTCTGCCCGCCAGCCTATCACACGTGATGTGTGTATTAATTCCGATAGTATAACCCAGATTGATAATGCTGTACTATTTGCAACTGACCGTGGTATTATGCTTATTAGCGGTTCTACAAGCCAATGTATTTCGGATATTTTGGACAGTGAATTGGCTTTCTCTATCAATTCTTTACCCCATTTGAATAAATTGGTTAATAATACAAGATTTAATTCAACAGAGTTTCAATTTCTAACTTTCCGCGAATTTCTAAAAACATGTAGGATGATTTACGACTATATACACCAACGTATCATCATTCACAACCCATCATGTACCTATGCCTACTTATATTCAATGGATAGTAAGCAATGGGGAATGATGCATAGTAACATCATGAGTGGTTTAAACTCCTATCCTGATGCACTCGCTATGACTTCAGATAATGATCTCGTTAATTTCTCACAGCCTGATAACACAATAGAACCTATTACTGCATTGGCTGTCACTCGTCCGTTCAAAATAGATGATCCAAACATGTTCAAAACGATAGACACCATCATACAACGCGGATATTTCAAGAGTAGCCATGTCTCACAAGTTCTGTATGGCTCAAATGATTTATTCAACTGGCATGCAGTATGGAGTAGTACCGATAAATATATGCGAGGCTTCCATGGCACACCATACAAAGCATTCCGACTTGTACTAATATGCAAACTAGACAAATCTGAAAGTTTGTTGGGGTTTACCGTCCAATTCACCCCCCGTATGCTTAATAAACCAAGATAACTTACATATGTTAGTTTTTTTCATATTAAGGTTAAGAAAGATTGTTAGCAAAAGAGCCGGAATGCGTGATGCACTCCGGCTCTTCCTTTTATCAGAAAGGTTTCAACTTTCGTTTTATTTTGCCTTTTCTCGACATTAGCGATGTCTGTATCTTAGCTCTGAGACTCATTATCTTCTCCTCCCAATTAGCCTTACTACTTGGATTCGTTATACTCATCCAATCTGCAAGTACCTTACAGATAAGATACTCGTGTATCAGATGTTTTAGTAGCTTCACCGTAGATAAAGAAAAATCCTCCGGTAAAGTGAGTACAATATGATATTCTTCGGGAGCTACAAGAATATCATCAAGAGCTTCCTGTTCGTCCGAGATTTCCTCTTTGGTATATGGATATAGCATTTCCACACATTCTGCATGGGTAAGATTGAGTACACGTGTAACCCGGTTCACATTACCACTTTGTCCAATGTCAAACACCTGATGCCGGGCATGTTCATTCTCCGTTTCCATAATATCACCTTCCACAAAGGAGTAGTTCTCTACGTCATAGAGTAACTCTGAACGTTTGAATGTCAGCGTTACTGTTTTTGTCTGCTGGAGTTTCTTACAACAATATCCCATGAGAATACATTAAGAATAAGTCGGTCTTTCAGGTCGGCTACGTTTATAAAGCGCACGCTTTACATTCTCTAAACTTATCGCCGAATGCTGTACGTATGAAGCTGCATCTTCCGGGTTGGTAATGGCAAACCAATCTCCCAAAGCCATATCTACAAGGTAGGCATGAATACCATTGCCCAACGCATCAGCCGAAGAGTTGTTATAGTTACTCGGCAACTCGAATGCAAGTTCTAGTACACCATTATCATCAATTTCTTTTGCAATCAGATTGTTGCTTGTACTTTTGTCTTCTGAAAGATACTCTCCAAGCAGACTCTTCAAAGATGAAAACGCATTTGCCAATGAACGACGGATTTGATAGCTATTTTCCTCATCATCACTCGCTTGCATATTAGAGGCGGCTTCATAATTCTTTTTACCCTCTGCCTCACGCGCCTGCCCGGTCAAGTATGCCTTGTTCTGAATATCATAAACAAGCTCTTTAACCTGTTGGGTCACTGTCAATGTTTTCTTGTTTTCTGCCATAATAAATAAAGATTAAAAATAATTCAATTGTACGTAGGACGTATAGGACGTTTTTTAAAAAATGCCTTACGCATGACGTCCTCCATATAGGTAGCCGCTTCCGTTGCATATCCGGTTGCTTCTTCTTTATTGGTAAATGTGTACCACTTTGCCGTAATATTCATAACAAAAAACGAGAACAGACTACGTTCCATACTTTCTGTTAAAGCTTCATCAAACGAACTTGATAACCCCAACGAAAGCTGATATATCCCCTCTCTTTCGACTTCGTTAAGAAGTATTTTTTTCAAGCTATTACAAGCAGTGTTTTTGCTTTCATTCCAAAAACGCTCTAGCATACTCTTATCCTCATCCGTTGTGAAAATACGGTTGTATGCGAGTTCGTTGTCCATCTTAGCCCCGGTATAAGCTGTGGTCTGTGCCACTTCTTCATATACACTTTCTTTATTGACGGTTAAAGCAATATCTGTCATAATTAAAAATTGAATAGATTACATGATACACCAACTCCAATATATGGTGTAAATTCCGGCACCCCTCTTAATGCTATTCCATATCCAATTTGAACACCAACACTCCAACGTTTCTTCCTCGACCTAGGATAGCAGTCGTTAATGGTTACCACTTCATGTTGCGAATGTAATACCAAGCTGTCAAGTTTCGGGTTATATCCGCTTACGTATGCCGTATATAAACTATCCTTGTATACCTTTTTGGTAATAGGAATAATCACATCTACACTATCCTCTGATACAGATTCATGGAAATTTTTCACGATTTTCGGAAATTCTGATACGCTTTCAGGCAATTTTTGTACGTTTTCCGGCAATTTCGAGACTGTAGGAAGACGTTCAGTAACATATCGAATAACAAAGCTGTCTTTAGGAATGGGCTTATAAAATGGTATTGTATCAACATAGGTTGTTCTTGTTGTATCTCTTGTTTTCTGTTGCCTACTTGCAAAATGTACTACATTCATAAACAACGAAGCAAGAAATACAATCATAAACAACACTACTGCAATATTCTTAAGTTTTCCCATACTTGGTGACGTATTTGATTATTGCATTTACATGAGTTTTAATGATAGCTTGCTTCCCCTCATCTGAGTTGAGGAAAGCCACATCTTCTTTATTATCCTGAAAAAAGTTTTCTGTAAGAACAGCCGGACATTTGGTTTTTACTAAAATGTAGAAGTTCTCTTCCCAATCTGGATCTCCGTCCGAATTATCCCTACGGATTTTTTGTCCGGCAAAATTCTGTTCGGCTTCCTCGTATAACATAGTGGCCAATTCATCCGATTTTGTTTTACCTTTTGAAGTGTATGCCGACCAACCTCTTGCACTCATCCATTCGCCGTTTCCCGCAGCATTGCAATGAATAGAAACAAGTAATACATTTGTTGCCCCATACCGTGCACAAATTTCATTCACACGTCTTGCTCGTTCTGCCAATGGCACATCTACTGTCTCATGCACAATACGCTCTACATCATATCCTTTCGCACGCAAGGCTCGTTCCACAGATTCTGCAATCTCGCGTGCATAAAGGTATTCTCGTAATTTCCCATCAGGAGAACGTTTGCCCGGTGTATTTTCCCCGTGTCCATTATCTATTAATATTTTCATAATTAACTATTTAAGCGTTGATAAAAGTCCGTTTTTATATTGTCGTATGCAAGTTTCACATTGGTATAGGCACGTGCATTATTTTCTCCATCCTCATTATAGATTTCACTTTCAACTACACTCACCACATCTTCCACCCAATTCTCATTACAATATTCCGACAGAGGTTTTCCATGATATATAAAAGGGTCAAAGCGGCTCTTTCGATCATCATGGATTACTTGAAGTGATTTCCGTATTTTGTTTACAGTTGCTTCACGATCAGCTATGTGATTCTCTATTCGAACCCGCTTTATCAACCTACAAACCTGTTCGATACTAAGGTCAAAAGCGAAACCCGTCAAATTCCGGATACGCAGTAAGGTTTCAGGTTGAAGTCTTTCCATTAAGTTTCGTTGCAAACTCACATTGTCTTGTACTGTATCAAGCAATTGATTCAAACACTCCTGTTGTTCCAGAAGGCGGTTTATCATACTCTTAAACCATTTGAATAGTGCTATCATCATAGCTGCTGAAAGCAAAAGAAAAAATGCAGCACTCACAGCCATCATGCCATAGTCACTAATGCCTTTAGCCACCTCCGTTACATGTTGCACTTCCGTCATACGATAGTTCTCACTAATTGTCCTACACACGTTCCGGCCACTGTTAAGCCGAAATCTATCCGGTCCCAATTGCCACCATATGCCTTGTCTTTATACTCCAAAGCACCTGCAGTGAGTACACCTGCATAGGTTGCAGAAAACCAATCAAACGCACAAATACCGATACCAAATCCCCCAACAAGATGTTTCCACCTGTTGCTTTGTGCAAGCCATTCAATCAATTTTTTCTTCATTCTTGTCTATTTTATATTAAACACTGTCCAATCTACACTGTCTTTTTCTTTCCAACCATTTTGAACAGTTTCTATCACATACAGGCTCATTGCCTGGGAGAATGAGATAAATTCATCTACATTCTCGAAGGTGTAGTAGATGGGAGTACCATCTTCCTGTTCATTGATTTTTAGGGTAAGTGGATATGGAATATTTTTGTTACGTTCTATAGCAGCAAAATTCAATTGATTTTCAGCAGATAGGTATATCGGCTTTTCATTCCATATAAAGCCGTTCACGATCTTCTCCTGCGTGGCAGTATTTATAGTAGAGATAATAAGTTCCTTAACCTCGGAAAGTGTTGGACTGTGGTCAAATGTATGTCGGTACTCCCAACCTCTTTCACTTGCCTCATCATCCTTTCCAAAGCCATAAAATAATGTCCATTTGGTTCGGCCTGTATGTATAAGCCCATCCTGCCGCTGCTTCGTGCCGTAAATCTTTTCCATCTTTATGAATTTTGATTTTCAACAAAAGTAGCGGATGAGATGCGGATTCGTATGTTATCTTTTACCTGTTAGGTGAAATTATATTTTCGTTTACCTCCGTCAAAAACTTCACCTTTAATTATTGTCTCAAACGGAAAACCATCCTCAATGTCACTGACTTGATCTAAAATTCCCTTCATTTCCGCTGAAGCCGTAAAGAACTTTCCCCATTCTTGTTTAGCAGGATTACGAAATGATACCAAATATCTGTTCTCACCTTCCTTGGTGTCTATACCAGTTTCAAAATCATGTATTTCAATAGGAATGTTTACTATATCACTCAATCGTGTTACTTTACCTGGAAAGCGTTTCTTTCCGTCAGCTGGGGTGTATGTTACACCCATTTCTGAAAATTTCTTCATATTCTTTTTTGTAAGTATATAAAATAGATGCTTGCAATCGGCATGGCAAGCCATACCCTTAAATGATCCAATTATTTGTTGTCTACGCTTTCGGGATTTCAACTTAGACAGTTTTCTAGCAGCATTTACTTTTATCCGTTTCCTTAACAGAGTATGGCTACCATAATTTACATACCCAAGAGCATCCATACCAGCAGATATAGGGGCAACTCTCTCACTTGATTTTATCGTAAGCCCCATCTTATCTGCTTCGATGTGCAAGCAGTCACGTAACCTCCACAACCCGCGTTTACTTTCTCCAAGAATAAAAATGTCATCGCAGAATCGAAAGTAATATCTTGCTCCATGCACATCAATCATCCGGTGGTCAATATCATTGTGATAAAGATTACCGAGGAATTGAGATGATCGCAATCCCTTACTGATACCACATTCTCCATCAGGATAGAGTGCCTTCACAAAATTTTCAAGAATGGGCAAAAGAAGAGGATCGCCTACATATCTTTTAATAATAGAAATTAAAGTTTCGTGATTAATACTGTCATAATATCCTTTGTAGTCGCTTTGATAGTAATATTTGAGATTAGGATTTTCTGCCATTGCAGCTTGTATCTGATGAAACAACCCATGCGGTCCACGTCCTTGTATGGAAGCAGCGGTAGTTTCTATCAATAAAGAAGAAAGTCGATTTTCCAACGGTTCCATAATAGCATTACTCCCAATGCGTTCTATGACCGAAGGAGCTTGTACTGTTCTTACTTTCGGGCCGTCTTCAGTAAGAAATGATTTAAGGTTCTTGATACGGAATGTACCATTACCAATTTGGTTTTTCAACGTTTCAAATATTTTTCCTTTATTTGTCACATAACGAATCATTCTTGGAGAACATTCGATACCGTCTATGATAGTTTTCGGCATAGACCTGTTCCCATTTCGAGCATCTGCATTTCGTAGATTCGCCATGACACGCTTAAATGAGCGTTCCAAATTTTCGTCTGATATAATTTCCGGTATAAGGTTATATAACGGATAACTGACCAGAGGTATATTTCCGGTCAGTTTAAATAAATCATCAATTTTACAGACCGCCTTCCGGTCTCGTGGGGAGAAGTCAAGCCACTCCCCACATATGGTTAATGTTATGTTCCGGCTTTCCATAAAATATATATATTATATTATTATGCTGTTGCCGAGGTTCTAATCCCTCGGAGAATATCGGTGGTAATCTCGTACCTTATATAGAGTCTCCGATTAGTTTAACCAACAGAATTTCAGCCGCGCCCCGTAGTTCGTGTTCGAGTTCGAAGATGCATTGTTCGCGTTCGCATAAGCGAGACCGCTGTTCGCATTCGAGTTGTTGCCAGACCGCAAAACACAACGGCGCGTGGGATTGTCCACCTTACTATGTTTTAAAGAGTTATACTTCCAAAACCTGCAATACTTAAAGAGGCCTCCATCCCCATTGCTCTGAATACACGCGCAACAGTCGAAAGTGTCAGATTCCTACCACTTTCTATTTTCGACACCTGTGCACGCTGAACACCAATCTTCTGGGCTAGTTCCTCCTGTGTCATATTTTGGGATTTCCGGGCTTTCTTAATAGCCTCACCGATAAGGAACGACTGCAATTCAGCCTCATATTTATCCCTATGTGGTGTTCCGACTTTCCCAATGTGTTTATCCTTAACTTCATCAAGGGTATAAAATTTAATCGTTTCCATATCACTATTTTTTTGAGTTGAAATACAATTTTCTAATAGCTTCCGCTTTGTTAATTTCTTTACTTGGGGTCTTTTGTGTCTTTTTGACGAATCCGTGCGTAGCAATAACCAATGTTTCCGCATCAGTGTCCCAAAAAGCCAACAAACGATATTGAATACCTTTATAAAGAGTGCGGAATTCCCAAATATCCGTACCATCCAATTTTTTAAAAAGGTCTTTGTCCATATATCCATTGGCAACCTTATCTACATTATAAACAATCTTGTCTTTAATGTCTTGGCGCAAAGTATCAAGAAAGGCATCTGCCTCGCTTGACATTATCACTTTGAATCTTGCTTTCAATTCCATACTTTGTTATTGCATTGCAAAGATACAAAAAACGTTCCATATATAGAACATTTTAAGGCACAAATATTCATGCTGCTCTATAATATATTGCCCAACCTACATTAGAAAAAGAGAGAGGGAGCAGTCTCCCGTTGGTCGACTCTCCCTCTGACGCTTTTTTCGCAAGAACGAGTTTCGCTCTATTCAATTATTACGAATTTTCCGCGGAAGGCCAGCCGCACCCCGCAGCTCGTGCCCGAGTACGAAGATGCATAGCTCGCGCTCGCACAAGCGAGACCGCTGTGCGCATACGAGTTGTAGCCAGACCGCAAAACACAACGGCCTTTGCTACTATTGATCCAATAACCAGCCGCATAATGAGTAACATACTTACTCGTATCTGCATTATGAACCCTGCTTGGCAAAATATCGCATTTTGCTCCATGTACCAAGCGTACCACACAATTTGCATTGGAAGATTCAACTGATTTCACTGTACGTTCAGTCTTTTTCACAGGATCATAAATATGGGCTATATAATCCGAAGGATACGAACTATCAGTATCAATACATCTTGCTTTGTAGAATGTTTCATAACTTGGGATATTAAATGCAATATAATCCATCCACTCTGAATCGCAGCCTACATAATGCTTCAAACCAAGTATAGAATTAAGGGAATTGCCAGCATTACTACTATCTGACATACCAATGGAATCCAGCTTATTTAAAATAGCGTCATGTCCTCCATTACCGACTACAGATTGTTCGTTGGTTGTTCCGTTTAATGCCCACCAAAGATTACTAATCTCTTTGTGTTGTTCATAATCCTGTAATTGGTAACCTGCACCTCTCAAACGGGAAATATTTTGGAAATCCTTTGCTGTGTAGTTTAGGGTAGCAATCGGCATCTCAATAGGATTACCACTACTATCGTATTTCCATTCACCTGACGTAGTGGACGTACCATTACCTTTCTTTGAGCGTACCTCACCAGAAAGACTTCGTGGCATCTTCAAACCGTCAATAGTAATAGGATAAACACCTACAAGACTGTCATTATCACCTACTGTATGTTCAATCCATTCCGGCTCAAGAGCCTCAATGCTGGCACTATCCACAGAAAGACACTCAACATCACCAATGTCGCGAAAAGAAGTAAAATAAAACCATTTTGCACCGCTAGGTACATCGCAGAATACACACTCACCTATAGAAAAGTCAAAATACGTATGACTTACGGACATAATGAATATACCAAGTACACAATTACTTTCATCAGTGAATACACCACCTAGTCGCGCATGATTCAATCCCGGCCATTTCACCTGCTTCATACCTTTTACGTCCATCTTATAGCTGTTAGTATTAGAAGCTGTAGATATAACATCCTCACTCATAACCTCACCAATAACAGCATCATTCGCATACACTCCAGTGTTCTCCTTGTACAGAAGTTCAGAAAGTTTAGCCTTCTTGCTATGTAATGCAGTTGAAATAGGCTCGTTTTCCGTAACAGAAGTAATAAAATACTTCACTTGGTTCTTATAATCATTTACGCCCTTATACCAATAGTGAGGAGCATGCCAAAATATATCAAAACCCTCCCCTGCCGTATCTGCAACATCAAAGCTACTACCATCTTTCAGATAATTAAAGTCTGTATCACTCAACTGTACACCTTCCATTTGATTCTTCTTCGTGTTGAACGAGCATTTAAAAGCATGGCAACCTTTCTTTATAGCAAGAGTATGCCCACTAGGAATATATGTGTTACCGTAGTCTTCACCTGTCTTGTTTTCAGGATTGCTGTACTTCTCACATGAATCGTTATCCACAACATCATTGATTTTCACAATAGAAAATTGCGAATTATGGAGCTCTAACTGTGGAAAATATGCAGTAAGGACATTTACTTCACTCTCTTCTACAAGTTCACTCAATATCCAACGTCCTGTAATACCACTACATTGTCCACTCTCATCGTATGCGTTCCCGTTTGCATCAAGCCCAATTGCTCCACTATCCTTTATAGAACGTAACAAATCAACACTAGCAGTTGCATTTACATTAGGAATACGTACAGTTCTGATCGCACTCGCATTAATTATCTGCTCTAAAAGTGTCATAGCATCCACATACGGACATTCATTTACGAATATCTTTGCTACCTTGCCTACACCTCCTAGCGTAAGTCCTCCGGGATAAGTCAGGTTTGGCAAATTGTTCAATACAAGTTCCGTCATCGTATCGGGCAGCGTCAATGTACTAATGGGAGCAGTTTCTGCAAGGTCTATGGTCGATAACCCTGTGCCATCCGCATATACTTTCTCCAAACGTGGACACTTCGATGCGTTAACGCTCAATAGTTCCGTATGCCGCACATCAAATACCCGCAAGAACGGCATATCGCCCAAATCAAGATTGGTCATATAGCCAGTGTTACCAGGCGACATCGTCCAATCTCCGTGCGTGTTGCTACCAAGGAAAAGTTCCTGCAACAACACCATCTTCGACAATGTATTACCGAATTGAGGGTCAATGCTGATTTCACTCAAGTCAATCATACTCATACGGTCGGCTTGATAGATGTAGAGCATGATGTTCTCGCCATGTTGGAAATTACTGAACACACCCTCTTCTCCTGCTTTCAGATAGATGCCCTGCGTGATGTTTCCACTGTCGTTACCAATTCCGAAGTAGCCTGTCTTTGCAGCCTTAAAACGAATAACCGCCCCCTCTTTCGCACCGATACGACCGCCTATATAACCGCTCTCTGCTTTGAAGTCGCCACAACGGTAGTAGCCGTCGCGGATTCTCCAACGTTGTTCGATGAACGCCGGTAAAGAAGTAAGTCCCAATCCCTGCAAAGCATAGAAATAAATATCGCTGTATCCGGTGTATTTGATGTACTTACGCTCTCCGTCGTAACTTGACACCACTTTTGGCCACTTCTTCAATATTTCCGTAACGAAGTAATGGAGCGCACCTTTCGGAGAGAATGGCCCCGAACCAATGCCGAGCGTGTCCGGAAGTGAACGCATGGTGTCAGCGATAGCCGAAAGCGTAATGGTGTTACCGTTTTGATCCACCTCCATAGTCTGCTGTCCGCGTATGTCGTTCCACAACACGCTGCCTCGTCCTGCGTACGCGCTACTCGTCAAGTCGCCAGGGTCAACCTCCGGATCAATGGTCTGGCCACCGTCATTGTCCTTGCCGTTACAGGTATCACAATCATACACCTTGTTGCAGTACATTCTTCTGGCTTCCATACCGTTTGCTCCACTATATACTCCGTCTTTCACGCTGCAACCGTCCTCCAAGAACCACATAGGTTGCATATTCTTCGCCTGTTGGTCAACGGCGGCAAGGTAGTCCGTAAAGAGATAGTACGACACAAGGCTGTACGGATTTATGTACTTCCACATCTTCGTTTTCCAAATCTCCTTCCAAGTGTCTTTAAGTTCCTCCTTGGCATAGTCGCAACTGTCACAGAACACCAACACGTTAAACAAGTCGTAAGGCACTTTGCGTCCCATAGCCAAGTCTATTTGCAGTTGGTCATCGTCTATCATACACTCGAAGTAGCGTGTCCATATCGGATAGGTCGGTTGTCCGAGTTTCAGTTTTGTTACCCACGATGATTCTGCCGTGGTCGGTTCCATCATGTCATCAATGCTTCCCACTCCCTGCCACCAGTTCATGGCATCATAAGTCAGCAGCTCATAACCGCTTACAGGATTCAACACCTTACCTGTTATCTGCCACTCGCCATCTACCTGCTTCATTTCTCCGCTTTGTGCAGTCCAAGCACCGCTCTCGTATGCCATAAAGCGGTAGTTCTCGCCACAATAAAGGGAGAGCATATAGAGTTTACTTTTGTCTGTGGTACTATCGCTCTTGAAGCGTGATTCAATTTCATCAAGGGTTTCGTCTCTTCTGCCGAAGTATTCGATGAAGTCGCCATAGTTCAAACACCCTTTGTTGTAGCCGGGTGTGTCTTTGAAACCGAGTGCCACCTGCTCGCCTTTATCCTCTTTCCAATTACCTTTAGCATGGAACCAAGCATCGGTAAGACTTTCCATAGTCGAACGGAATGCGGCAATCGGGTGGTTCGCAGTCGAATGGTTCATCGTCAATCCGCTCAATGAGATGTCTCCTTTTACCCATGTTCCGTCAAAGGCACGTTGTGCCGGAGTCAGATAGTTGTTGCCAAGGGCACGATATGTAGCATTCATAAGGTTACAAACTCCGCAGTCATTGGCATTGCTACTATCGGAGTAGTCCACCTTTACCGTGATGATTTTCACAGGTATAGAATTCTCACCTACACGTACATAGCCTAATTTCATCAGGTCATACGAAACCTTTGCATCTTCGTTGGTATATTCCGGATAGATAGGAGAAACTTCCCAACCGTCATTCTTCTGAAGATAGAAACGGTCATTCTTGATAGGGCGCTTTGCCGATGTCGTTCCCTGTCTGCGCCATTGCACATTGATAGCCTTGAAGCTGCGCCAAGGTCGTTTGGGATCATAGTAGAATAGTGTGCATTTGAACTTCTTGCTCGTGTCAATATCTCCGTCAAAGGTGTCAAAAGTCTGCTGATCATTCACAACTACATAGTAAGGGATACCTTTGGCGGCAAGAGATTCAAGAGTCGGACGGTTTTGCGTATCAAGCAAATTCTCCCTCTCATATTCATCAATCATCGCCGTTGTGTCGGTCAGTTTGCACAAGTAATTTCTAAATGCCTGTGCCCACTCGTAGTAACTGTTGTAAGCAAGGATGTAATAAAGGTATAGGTCTCCCTCTGTTCCGTCAAAAGTGACAGTCTTTGAGTTGAGAATAGCTCCGCTGTTACTGATATATCCTATACAGCCCACCTCTTCGCCATCCAAATACAGCTTCATGCATGAATAGTTGCTGCCACCACGGGTTACAAAGATAGTTGAAGGCTCTACAACGATAGCCATAGTGTGCTTTTCTCCGTTCTTAAAAGAGCGTTCTACCAATGCCGGCTGACCTGTTTTGCAGAAAATAGCAACCTTGTTTCCGCATACATAGAATCCGGCACCGCTGTCGGCATCGTAACACTCTATGAGTTTTGAGCTGGCTTCCTTGATGTTCTTGGTCGCAAAAGCGAATTGGAAAGCACAACCACTAGCACTTTCTACGGACGGATTTCCGAAAGGACGGTAATCCAATATCTCGGCTGTTACATTCTCGGCAATGCGCAAAGAGCGTTCGTTCAGATAGTCTATAAATCCATTGCTTGACCAGTTCGCACCTTTGATTTCCATCTTTATCCCATTGTTGATAATGGTGTGGTCACTTTCGCTGTTGCTTCGTGTGGAGAAGTCATACCCAAACAAAGCACCGTCCTTGATGGCAATGTCAATGGCACTTCCTTTAACCGTCACTTCTATTTCATTGGTGCTGACACTTCCACTTTCAGCGTGTACAGTAATACTTTGGCTTCCGTCCGCCTTATAGCCGCTTATCTGCTTGTTCACAGTAATCGTTTCAGCAATCATGGCATCAACAGAAGTAACCTTTTCTTCATCATAGAAGACATCAATATGCGTTTCTGTCTTGCCAGGTGTATAGGCAGCTACTTCTACGGTCAGATTGTCATACAGACGCAATGTACCATTGTTCTTGTCATTGAAACGGAGGGCGACAATAGGTGTGCTATTATTCTCGTCTATGCACATAAGGGCTGAATAGATGGTATTGCCTTTTACCCCCGACTTGCTTTCCGTACCGAAGATACGCACAGGATATGCACCATGCGAGAGCCGTTCACCACCACCAAACACATCGTTCGGATTTACGGATATACTCTTGGTATAACTGTCGCTTACCATTGCTTCACCAAGTTTCTTCCATTCTCCGTTGTAGTACATTTCCACGGTCGCAAGTATGGATGATGTGTTATTGGGAAATTTATAAAACTGTCCGATGTTCTTGGCAGATCCACCTACGGTAAGAACAGTGTCACTTGTGTAGTTCAATGCCATAGGCTGCTCCACGGTGATGTCCACGGCTACTACTGTAATGGCTTTCTTCTTAGTATTTCCGTCAGCATCTGTGGCTTGCACAAAGAAACTCTTGCTCGCCGCTCCGCTGAAATAGCCAGTAAAGTCAAGTTCAAACTTGTAGTCTGTGGCACTTGCAGAACCTACGATATTCATGTCCTCGCTAAATAGGGTTAGTCCCATACTTGCATCAATTATGCTCACATTACGGATAACGCCAAGTGTTTCTACACCTCCCGGATAACTCACACTACGTAGGGCCACATTAATTGTTATGTCAGAACCGAACGCTACAATGGGAGCGACATCCTCAAAATAAATGGATAGGGTGCTGTCCTCGCTGGAACCGCCTCCACCTCCGTTCTTAGGTATTTTCAGTATCACATCTTCTATTTGTCCACCATTCAGGTTCACGGCTTTGTAGTAGATATAATCCTCATCGCTTTCCTCGTCAAAACCAGCGATTGCTTTTTCCTGCATCGCATAAGCACCGCCTGTTGAAAGCGCATCTTTTCCTCCCTCTGCTGGGGTGTCCGATGTTTCCACCTTGCCACCTCCGTTTCCAAAGACTACCCACGGCTTCAAATCATCTGGGTTTACATCGCTTACTTCTCGTGTAAATTGATAGGCAAGCCATACAGGTGCACCGTTGGTGTCGCTCTCTGCGGTCTTAAATGTCACTACAATACCGCTCTTAATGTATGCCACTCCGCTCTCTTGCTCAAGGTCAATAATTGCTTTTATGGCGGTGGATAGCGTATATTCCACATCTTTGCACAGGGCGTTTACATTGATTGTGTTGCCAACGCTTTCTCCGTTGTAAGCTCCGAAGTCCGTCCAGTTGCTTTCCTTATTCCAATCATCAGTGATAACCCATTGTTTGGACTGCCAACCTGCTTCAGTCTGAAAGGTAAGCACAACACCTGGTATTTGCAAAGATTCAGCATATTCGGATGTCGCACATCTATCAAGAGCCACCGAGAATGTTATCTTACGATTAGTAAGCCCAAAGAGTTGGTTCACATTTACTACGCTTCGTACTACTATCTGTTTGTAATGGGACAACAATACGTTCTTGTTTTCCGTAATATCTTCGTTTGCTTGGGTCATCTGTTTCTGCAATCTTGCACCCTCATCACCGGGAAATGCAGTTGAACTCGTATAGCCAAGTGCCAGATCTGAACCAATTGGAGCCAGTTGAGTACCACTCCAACGGTAGCTTTTTCCATCCTCATCACCAAGGAATACTTTACCAGAGGATGGTATTCGCCCATTAGTGCTTGCTGTACCAAATCTGTCTGCATCCAGCCAATTGTTATAGTAAGTAGGAGTCTGCCCGGGGTCTCCGATTGTCGGCACATAGGCAAGCACAAAACATCCATGTTCCTTATCATAAACAACCTTACACCCTTCATCTGCAGAATTTTTGTCTATGGATTCTGTCTTTACAGTAACACCTACAATAATATCATAGAAATTCACAACATCATCTACGTATGCAGGTAAATGTCGACTTGGTACTTTTCCTTGTTCGTCAAGAGGAGCAAGTCCACCGTTCTCTCCTTTTGTTTCTTTGAAAGTATTTAACTGATTCCCAACTTCATTGGCCTTGTTGCTTGCCTTGTTTGCAGTATCTTTAGCTGTATTTACCTGTTCCTGCAAAGAATTGACACTATTCCCAAGTGTAGTAAGGCTAGTATCTTGCGAGTTATTTTTATCCTCTATATCCGATACATCATCTTGTAATTTAGTAATATCTTCTTGTAGCTTTTCAACAGCTTCGTTAAATTTACCACTGTCTATAGAAGGATTACCACCAGTCTGTCCAGTTGCAACCCACTCACCTCCATCACCCACGTATATAGGAGCAGGTAAAGAAAGCCCAACAAGTGCCCACCAACCGTCATGCGGGAACGGGTAAGCCGCTTTCAATTTCTCAATGGTAGTAAAGAGTCCTTTGTTAGCTGCCTTGATGTTTTTTGCCTCAATCCACCCCTCTATTTTTACGTTTCCTTTTAAATGGGTTTTACCTTGGACGGTAACATCTCCACCTACTGCCGCATTACGACTGACGGAAACATCACCGTCTATCTGTGTTGATTTTATCGAACTCATATTAATACTGATTTAGCTAATTCGTTCAATGCAGAGCTTTTCTCCACATCGCCGAACGTTGTTAATACTAATGCGGCAATAGTATACACCACCGCGTCATAACATCGCTGACAAATCTCTATCGCACCGTATTTGTCTATCTTGGGATAAGGAAGATAAACCGCACGACTGACCGTTGCATCCTGACTTTTACAAGAATAAAACTCTAATACTCTCCCCTCTGGTCGTATAGAAATAGCACATACAGGACGTTGTGTAGTGCCACGTATTCCTTTGAACCGGGAAGATTGCTTCTCGTATTCAGGATCGTCGACATTTATAGGGTAGAATACAGCACGCTCCCAATCGCTCATCTGGAAAACAACAAAACGCATAAAATCCTCCGGCAATAACACCCAGCCACTTTCACATTTCTGCCAATACACCTCATCTCCGAAGTTATGTCCTCCATCGAGTAGATAAGGAGGTGCAGAACTGTGCACACGTTTTACAGCCTCAATAATCTTTGATTTAATGATGTCGTTTAATGCAAGCGTGTCTACATCACCAATTTCTTTCAATACATCACTCGTTGTGTTTTGGTCAAGTGCTATACGAACATCTCCAGCTATCTCGTCAAGATGATATACCGTCATACGCTATTACTTTATTATTACAATCCTTCGAACTCTATTCCATGAGCTGCTGCTTGTTCCAGAATGGCTTTAGTAGAACGCATAGAAGTACGACTGATACCAAATTTGTCAGCAAGATAATCCTTAGCAGCTGCAATATCACTCACTTTGACCTTGCAAACAGTTTCATCATTCCCTGCCCCTGCGTTATCTTCCGTCTCTCCATTTTGCTCAACGTTCTCGTTGTTATCCAATTCAGTTTTGTCTACATTCTTAGCAGCCGGAATTTCTTTCTGATTCTTTAAAGAAGTAACCTTTTGTTTGTCTGTCACCTTTCTTTCAGCACTTTGCCCCTGTGAAGCTTGGAGTCTAAACAACTTTCCAAAGTTGTAATGTCTCTCTATTGACCTTTGTAAGATTTCATTATCTGTGGTAAACACACTACTACCATTTGACAAGGGAGTAAACGTTATATGAAAATTCTTTTTGCTTGGAAGCACAACATTAATACTAATATTGGTGTTCGCCATGTAAGTTTTAATAGTCATATTGTCGAATGAATTAAAAAGGGGATAGGACTTCTATCCCATCCCCCGATTAATAATTTGATTTATTTATACTCTAATTAAGCAGTTTCTGAACCACTATCTTCTACTGTTGCAGGTGCCTTTGCAAGTCTCATACGCGCATGTGCCTTTGCATAACGCAGATATAAGCAACTTACTTCCTGAATCACTACTGCATCGGTACGACGAATACCCGCTTTCTTCAAGTCAAGCACATTGCGTGCCCAAGACACGTGGGTTTTCTTGGAAAGGTATTCCGGATCCATGGCAAAACCGCAATCACTCATACCATTCACATCAAATAATTCATGATGAATGGTAAGAACTTCTCCGAAGTCGGTATCCCAAGATTTAAATTTCAAGTTCCAAACCTCAACGGTATCTTTTAAACGGAATTTCTCACTCTTAATCTTGGAGAATGCCGAAAGCATATCACTTCCGCAGAATAAAATCTTACGCTTATTACCGATACCAGTACCGACAAAAAGGTCTTTGGTAATATCCACGAGATTTTCATCAGTAATCTCGGCACAGTTCTTTTCGCTGTTCCATTCACCAACCTCGATATCCTTTCCTGCCATCCACCAGATTCCCCCTGTAAACCAGGTATTCATACCGTCCTTGGCAACATGTTTGATAACCTGTTTAACGCCAAACAAGTAGGTATTCTCCATGGCAAGGCGCATATCATATACGCCATCTTCTTCAATATCGGAAAAGTTCCAATTCACTTCTTTGGCAGCAATCTTGTCAAAGGTAGACTGTTCTACCTGTATCATGAAGTTCTGACAGTACTGTGTTTCCGGCATAGGAATATTGTTGAAACGCCCAGTCTGCACATCCAGTTCACCACAGGCCTTTCCCATACGGACAAGAGTCGTTCCTTGCGGAATCTCTGGTAAAAGAATGGGTTGCTTGCTTGAATCATCCATTTTCCCATTTACTGCATAGACTGTCGGCAAATTAGTTGAACTATCCTTTCCGCACACACAAAGTTCAAGGTCAGGAACATTGCTGTCACTTTCTGAATATGCAGTCCCATCCGGTTTAGTAATAGCACTTACACCTACCACACGGATAGTGTCATCCAATGTGAACATATTCAGATCACTCACTGGCAAAGAAACACTTGCACCACCCGTCATTGCTTCCAATTTTTTATTAGTACTACACTTTATTTCGCGTGTACCCACACTATAGTACTTCACCTCAAAAGAATTAGTACTACTTGATTTCGCATAACGACTAATTTGATCAATAGGTGTCGCCATCGGACGAATTTTCACAATGCGCTTATCTACATCGCTTAAGTAAAAATTCGGGTCTCCATTTTCACGACCACCGGTTTCTGTGGCAATACCATCTGTTCCACCCGTACCGTCTGCACCGGCTGTCATTTTACCTGCATCTGGCAGGTTTGATGCGTCAGCCATCATGACACCGCTTGATGCACTCGTCACAAACGCTAATATCATTAGCGTAATGCGACAAAAGAAATTCATTACTTTCTTCATTGCTTGAAATTTTAATTGTTAATAAATGAATTGTGTATCTTTATTTGTTTATTGACCTACGTTTTTCGCCTCCACGTTCCCAAATATTTTGTGCACCATCATATCGACTTATTGCACCAAGATCTGGCATTTGTCGTGAGCCTGCATTACCACCTCCATTCTTTCCTGCAAGATTAGCAGTACCGTCACTCTTGCTCCCTTTGCGTAGTTTTTCCTCAATCTTACTATTACGTCCTTTCACTTCTCCCTCATGACTGGCTGTTTCTACATCGCTATCATGTTTGATAGCCTTGATAGCCATTTGAATACTATCACGAGTGAATTTACCAAGAAGTCCGTCCTTCATAATTCCAATCAGAAACTCCATTGCTTGATCTATTTCATCATCAGAAATACCTTCCTCCTGCTGCATTTGTTCAAGAGTAGAAAGAGTCGCATTAATGTTCTGCTGATACTGTTCTTCAAACTCCTTCTCTTTGGTTATTCGTTCCGCATACTCTTTGTTGGCAGCAGCAAGAGCTTCTTGCTTCTCTGGGTCTTCAAGTGCAGCTTTAAAATCATCACCAAATTTGCGTATCATACCGATGATTGGGTCCTCCCCTTTACGCCAATCAGTGAGAAATGCTGCACTACGTGGATTACTCGCAAAAAGATCGGAAAGTGCTTTTTCCCGTTCTTTATAGCCAGACAATTCTTTGTCCAAACCGTCGTATTCGTCGTTAATTTGAGCGAATAATGCCTCGTCGTCGGCAAACTCTTTATCGGGATACTTTGCTTTCAATCGATCTGTGTATCGCTCGCGATTGCTCTTAACTTCCATATTATTAGGTATAATGTGAGAAAAATAAATTTTAGTCTTTATCTACAAAGCAAAAATAGCGAGGGAAAGAAGGATTCCACGTTTATCTTTTTACGCTCCAATCTATAACTTTGGAACATAGATAAATAGAAAAATGAAGCATAAAGGCGCTATAATGGAATACTCAAAGGAACGTATGGACGATTTAATGAGAGCATACGATGAATACATTTCATCATGCGACTATATCCGTATGTCCGAGGTATACAAAATAATAGTCAATATGCCCTCTCGCCGCTTTTGGGTTAGTGACATACGTGCTGCATTGATTATTTCTGCAATGATGAGAGGTAAAACAGATTTGAGCACAATGTGCCCATTGAAAAAAGAGATGTATGAAGAAATTTATAATCGGGTATTTAAGCTTCAAGAAGAATGTCCTGAATTAACTATTTCCGAACTGTGCGCCAAAGTTATTGCACAACCTGCTCCTAAATTCTACCTTACGCCAGGCAGTGCAAAAGTAATGGTATGTAAAGCAAGAAAACAATGGATACAAGAAAAATGGAAAAGATTACGGCTCTTGTAATTTCTACTATTGTTGTAGGTTTGTCATTTTTCAAAGTATGGGATTGGCAAACTGTAGGCATTTACGCAGGAAGTGATATTGCCGGACGTGTATTGTACCCATTTTTTCACGCAAACATTCTGCACGCTTCCCTTAATTCATGGTGTTTGCTTTCAATGGTTTTTATTTATGACATTGGAATATGGCGGTTAGTACTAGCTTACATAATTGCTGTTACGATTCCAGTTGACACTATTGAGTGTTTTATTGGTGAAATGACATCACCAACAGTAGGATTATCGGGAATAGTATTTGTTTTATTTGGCTCAATCTCGTTTGAAGTATTACGCAAACAATATTACCAGTTGTGGATGATATTCTATCTTACTGCAGGTTTCTTATTTCCACACACCAATGCAATATTACACCTATGGTGTTATATGTTAGGTTTCCTTGTGGCTCTGCTTAACAAGCCGATAATAAAAAAGTCACATGATTAAAGGTAATATAAACATAAAAGCCATTACCAATATACTAATAGAGAATGAACGCCGTAATTCAATTATTTATGCAAAATTTAATCCTATTACCGGCGAAGGTTCTGTAGGGGGACGTGTCAAATGTACCATTAGTGATTTTCCTATACGCAATCAATGGCTACCAAAGCGTGTAATGAAAATACCGCTTGTACGTCAACTTGTGGAAGCAGGTTCTATTGCCAAATTCCTTACGGATTACATGGGAGTAGAAGACAATCCGGATGATCGGCTGAAAGTTATAGAGCAATTTGTACGCATACGTAGCCGCGAGGACTTTCCATTTTGGGCAGCTACATTCGTTTATATCAAGAATAAAGGTGGTGGAGAAGATGTATTGTTCCGTCTTACAAGACCGCAACGTCGCTTTGTGGAACGGCTCGAAAAATTACGTATTGCAGGAAAGCCAATACGTATTATTCTACTAAAGGCGCGACAATGGGGCGGCTCTACCACTTCACAACTTTATATGGCATGGTTGCAACTCCTTCACAAAATAGGACTGAATTCACTCATAATAGCACATCAAGGTGCAGGTTCCGATGAAATCAAAGATATGTTCGACAGGATGATTAAAAAATATCCAGTCGAAATGCTTCACAAGATTGATGAGCTTTACAATGAGAATGAGCCGAAACTTGTAGGAGTGGGTAAATCGGGTAGCATATACCGTGTTCCTCAACGAAACTGTAAAATTAAAATTGGTACAGCGGAACGCCCGGATAGTTGCCGAGGTGGAGATTATAACCTTGTACATCTTTCAGAAGTAGGAATATGGAAAGCAACGGAAGGTAAGAAACCAGAAGATATTGTGCGGTCGGCCTGTTCGGGTATTCTCCTAAAACCATACACTATGATTGTCTATGAAAGTACAGCAAATGGTACAGGAAATTTCTTTCACAGGGAATATACCGCAGCAAAGAAAGGGGATTCCCAGTTCGAAGCCATGTTCGTATCATGGTTCGACATAGAACAATACACGCTGGCTTTCAATTCGGATAAAGAAAAACAAGGTTTTGCAGAATGGCTCTATAAAAACCGTAACAATGAAAATACTAGTTCCGAACGTGAAGAATGCGGTAAGTATCTTTGGTGGTTATGGGAGAAAGGGGCTACACTCGAAGCTATCAACTGGTATATAGCCGAACGTAGGAAGTATAATGATCATGGACAAATGGCTGCCGAATTTCCGTCCGACGATATTGAAGCCTTTGTTCATTCAGGAGCGCGTGTGTTTGACAAATACAAGGTGGACGCAATGCGTGGTACCTGCAAGAAGCCTAAATATGTCGGCGAAGTCTACGCCGATGCAGACGAAGGCAAGAACGCTTTGCAGAACTTGCGTTTTGTGGAAGACAAACAGGGGTTGTTACATATTTGGGAACTTCCTGAAATAGATGAAAAGGAAGTTGTCACAGACCGCTACCTCACTGTTGTCGATGTGGGAGGCCGTTCCAATAAAGCCGACTTCTCTGTCATTGTCGTGTTCGATCGTCTATTCATGATTGACGGCGACAGGCCTGTCGTGGTTGCCCAATGGTATGGGCATTGCGACATCGACCAGCTTGCGTGGAAAGCGGCACAAATAGCAGCGTTTTATGACAACTCGCTCTTGGTAATAGAGAGCAACACGTTGGAAACTCATGATAAGGAGCGGCAAGTGGATGGTGACCAATCCGGATTTATTCTTAACCAAATAAAGGATATATATCCCAACCTGTATGCACGCAAACAGTCAGAAGAAGATGTACGCGAGGGATTACCTACAAAATACGGTTTTCACACCAACATTTCCACTAAACCGATGATTATATCAACATTAGTCAAAGTTATTCGTGAGAACCTGTACACAGAACGTGATGAACGTTGTTTAGATGAATATCTGTGTTATGAGAAAAAGCCGAACGGTGCTTTTGGCGCAATTACCGGTAAGCATGATGACTTATTAATGACAAGGGCTATCGGACTGCATATCTGCTTCTTTGAAATGGATACTCCCAAAATTGTACCTCGTGTTGGCCGATTTACTGTTAAGAGAAGAAAGAGAGCTGTTTCGGCAGCAACAATATAAAATTAAACATTTAATTTAATAAACTAATAAACAATGAACATTATCAGAAAATTACGTGCATCAATCCGTTTAAATGAAGCGGTAGTGCAAGCAGACAAAGCACATGAGGAAACAGGTGAACGTTATTACGTTATGCCCAATGGAAAAAGTGGTAAACTCATAATTATGGATAGATTCAACTTCCGCAAACTGAAACAGAAAGGTTATTTATCTCGTTCAACATTCGTGAATGATTTGGAACGTGAGTGTTTCTATTGTACTCCTTATAAAAATGGAAGCGGCGCATTACCTGAATTAATTGTTAAACTCAAGCGCAAAGAATATTTCACTTACCTTGATTCACTCAAAAAAAGAAAAAAGTAATGGGAAGTAGATATGATGCAAAACAGGGGATAGACGGCATTGTCACACTTACTAATGACCCTCTAGCTATTGACAATATCCGAAAAATAAAAGCTGGCGACCGAGTTGTGTGTAATGACGATGGAAATTCAGGAACAGTATTAGCAGTAGACGATGATAATTACGGTTGTACAGTACTATTCGATGATACATTAGAAACGTGGATAGAATGCGACCAATTGTCCAAAGAGTAATTTTCAAAACGGCGAATAGAGCAGGGTTCTATTCTCCGTTTTGAATTTAGCCTTGCATTGCCCCATGTAACTGATTTACAGCTTCCATATTTGCATTTTGTTGCGCTTGTTGGAGCAATTGAGGTGAAAGCCCGTCAGGAACTCTCCCCTGTGCGAGCTGTTCCTTTTGGCTCTTGATACTCTGTAACAGTTCATCGGCAAACGGGAAATCCCCATGCTCAAGCAACTGCTCTACGCTGATCGCTTGGGACTGGTACAACTGCATTAGCATATCATTAGCAAGATGCCTGTATGCCGGTGTTGAAGTACTTTCAGTAATGCTTAAGTCAAATTCTACATCCCGGATTTTCTTCGGGTCATATTCAATTTGCGCACCACTCCTACCAGCAATATTGAACACACGTTTCGTATCATAAAACTGCTGCATGTTCTTCACATCTTTGTATGCCCCGTCCACAACAAAGCAACTAAAACACTCAAGCAAATCTAGTAATGATTTTGTAGCATTTTCTGTCTGTTGATTGTAATGTGATGCACTTTCCCCCGAATATCCCGGCTTTCCCTGCAATGCACCAGTTACTCCCGAAATATCCTCAAAGAATTTCAATTGCATATTCAGCAGTTCGGCAATACCTATGTTCGTGGAGTTGTTGGCTACCTGTTCCGGTACCTTGCCACTTTTGCTTGGTCTGTACACAATGACACCATTGAACTCCGTCCAGCTCTCTGCAATATCGTCAATGCTCACACCATCAGGCAAAGAATCTTCCGGCATCATCAATACACCTTTTGCGCTTGCCCTCATAATCCAGTCATAAAGCGTTATCAATCGATTGGTGTATCGTTGCTGGTCTATCACATCCGCCACGAATGAGTGTATTTCACCATCAATAAACGGATAAGCTTTGAAAACGTATGGATGACTGCCATGTTCGTAGGGCGTCTCCCCTTCCCTCAATATATCACCGAATGGAGATAGATAATAGAAATACCAATAATCATCTACAAACCAAGTAGCTTTTATCAACGGTACTTCTTCTTCAGGCATACCCACCTCCTTGGCCATACGCATACGTTCTTCGTTTTCAGCAAGTACTACTTGTGCATAATCTTCCTCATCTATCTTGAAAATGTCACCATTTTGGTAATCATGACAACGGTATCTCGGCTTCTGTTCCTTACGCCATATTTCTATTACCCTGCATCTTCCCGGCTCACTGGTAAAGAGAAAATCGTAATTTTCTAACCGACTATACCCAAATCGCTCTGCGTAAGTGGCTATATAATCCTTTCTTGCAGCCCACTTATAAATATCACGAAGCTCACGATATTCTTGCGGACTGGAAGCAAATTGCTCACACAGTTGCCCAAAAGATATATCATGTACTTCTCCAAGCACGGACACATCCCAACCTCTAAAATCCCTCATATTGTTATCAATGAAGAAATTGTTCGGCTGTACATAATCCGTCCAGCAATCTTCTTTACCATTACGCCAACCATATGATTTACGATGAACAATAAAGCCACTGATTAGAAATTCTTCCATACTTCGAGCGTACACATCGGGCATTCGGTTGAGTTGCATATTGCATTGTAATATAGTACTCATTGTTTCACCGAGCTTCTGTTCATCTCTATCACGTGCTGTACAAGTAGGTTCTTTACTTTGGCTGCGGTACACCCCCAATACACTGCGTACAAGCCGACGAATAAGATTATTTTTCAATGGCACATTACCTTGGCTCTTGATATATTCTTCTTCAGTCATGGATTTACCATCAACACAAATCATATCATCCCATTGAAAACCATAAGTATAGCGTTTATTGCGTTCCCGGTCTTTTCGAAAGTCCTCCATCTGATTCCAATAGTACTGCGCTTCCATTAGAATATCAAATGCTCTGCGACCACCATACCGCTTTGCAGAAGCAACGGTATCAATTTCAGATAGCTCATTCCGTTTCGGCGCAATTCGGCTCATTGGTAACAATTTTCCTTTGCCTTTATTATGCATATTTTCGTTGTTTAATGATTGCTTAGAGTACAAAAGTAGTACCCAAAGCAATCATTTTAGGTTTAACTATTTACGTTCGTCTTGCTCCATCTCTAAAATGAATGTCCGCTTTAACTCATTAATCCTCTTTTCAAGTTCTTCTGCTTTTGAGGTATCTCCGATTTCCTTAGCAGTATCATAAGCTTTCTTTAGTTTTGAGTAAATACGTTCCATTTCTTTCATTTTTACATATTCAGGATCAATGATAATCTCGCTTATCAGTTCTGCTTTCTTCTCCAACGGTAAACTCAAATCACCTTTAATGGCGCTGAATTCACTCGCCTTTGCACGGTATGCATCCAAATAACCAAAGAACTTCTCATCCAGCCCCCTACCTACATTACGTTCATCGCCACCGCTCATCAACATTCGGTTGGCAAGCGGAACATAACGCCAATCAAAATCTTTTTCACCTGTTCCCACATTGATCAAATTACGAATTTGGTTGGTTACAGTGAAGAAGCCGCCGGTGTATTGTTTCAATAGATACTCAATGGCAGCAGGATTCAAGTTAATAGTACCTTTCCTATACTTGCTTCCTCCACTGACTTCGTTCAGTGTTTCAGAAAGGTTTACAAGGTCTTTATTCGCACTCTTATAGGCTTTCGTCCAATTCGGCATATATTTATTGTAGGGTGTATCTTTCCATATCGGACTACCGTACCAACTCTCGTTATTCGATACTTCCACCATCGGCTTGACGCTGCTTGGCCACAACGCTTTTGTCCCCTCCATCATATCTACGGGAAGCAATTGGCTCATCTGTGCCAATACATCGCTAACCTCCAATTTCTCGTTATGGAACAGGGAAGAACCGGTAAGTTCTCCCATCGCATACACAGCTCGGTACTCGATAGGCAAAGGAATCTTTATCCATGCGTTACCGGGCCCCTTGACAATGAGGTTCTGTCTGCGAGTATGTTCGGGTATGTCATAGTAGCTGTCATCGTCATCATCACCTCCAGCCGAAGCAAGTGCGGTAACAAGCATGGCTAAACCATACCATGATGCAACGACAGTACCCATTTTGCCGGGATGCCTCATCGCATACTTCAAGAAGTTTCCGAACGTTCCTTGCAGAGCGGCATTCCAAAAGATATATCCGGCTCGTCCTGCACCCGATACACCGGCTGCTACATTTCCCAACATGGTTTGTCCTTCAGCCCCCAAGAACTTATCACCTGCGCCTTTCTTGTTGAAGTTCACACTGATTTCCTTGGCATCCCAAATACTGCGGTCTATTGTCCGTCCCGCATTCCTGCTTGTTACAAAGGCGGCAAATCGAGCACGCATCTCTATACCTCGTCCCACTTCGCCTATCCAGGTAGCCATACATTCACGTACCACATGGGCAGGAATTTTTTCATTCGCCGCTTTCAGCATCTTCTTGATTTCTTTCTTATGCTCGTCAATGTCTGCCATTCTTGAAAATCCTGTCTCGCCACCGTTCATCATGAACTGATAAAACATTTTCTCTATTTCATCATTCATATCAAGCGTTCCCCTGCGGTATTTATCCAATAACATAACCATTCTTACAATAGGTAACTTCGCAAAGTTCATGTTATATTGAATAGCATATTTCGGACTTTCCTTAACCCACACCATAGAATTAGAATATACCATATCACGCAAGAAGTTACTTGCAATAAAGTCCGGCTGTAATGTGGTGTACAATGAGGACAGTGTTCTGTTCACATCTCCAATGAGATGTACAAGCTGACCGATACTTCCGCTGATATCATTATCCGGGTTCGTCTGTCCGTTCAATGCTTGTGCAGCTCTCGGATTACCGTTGATGGTAATCACATAGTCTCTGCCGTTTCGCTTCACCACCACTTGATGCTGTCGCAAATCTCGGCTCTCAACAACACGATACGGAATGTTTGCCGCATCTTTGCCGTGCTTGTAGTTATCGGGGGCAGATTCAGCAAGCTGCTTCATCTTATCCTCAAACTCGTTCAACTTTCGCTCTACCTCTTCGGGACTATCGTTAATGTCAATATTGTCGGGGAATATCGGTTTCCATTCATCGGAAACTGCATCGTACTGCAACCACAAATCACTCACACTAACAAGGTCGCTCGGATGGTTGAGGGCAAAGTTCAAGAACTTCTGCTTCACGAGTTTGTTGCGGTTTCCCTGCATGATAGTACCTTCTGCCATTGATTGCAAGTAGGCAAATGGATCGTCTGCTTTCGACTTGCGTCCCTCCGCCTTCTTGATTGGAGCATTGAACGCACTTTGCTTGTGCGTCAGATATGCGTATGCTTCAGAACTCGTTTTTTCATCAAATCCACGCAAAGGGATATAAAACTCATACATATCTCTCACACTGTCGTAGGTTTCCTTGCTCATCATTCCGCATTCGTAGGACTTGGAAAGGCCTGCCTTGCTGACGGCATTAACCTTGCTCCACAATGCGGTGGTGTCGTGTGCGTTTTCGTACTCATCTACCATAACCTGTGCTTCGGCTTCTGCATCTGCGATCTCTTCCATACCTGCGAGGGCGGTAAGACCTGCATAATCACGCTTGCGGCACTCGTCGATAAAGTCCTGCAAGGTCTTTGTACTCTTCGGATGCTGCTTCTGATATTCCGCGAAGTCCTTTTGTGCATCACGCTCTGCCATTACTCTATTGCGTTCAAGACCGTGTTTAGCCATCATATAATCGGTCAGTTCCTCGCGCTCTGCTGTATTATGCGCAAGTTTGGCTACCTCTTCAAGCATTGGCTTGAACAATAGGTGCGCAAAGGCATCGGCTTCGGCTTTGTTCACACTTGATAAGCGGTTCTCACCTAAGTAGGCATTTTCAAATCCATCAACATCTTCCATTCGGGTATTCTTGCCGAGGATTGCGGTCATTGCTTCTTTCAGACCAAGCATACTATCCTGCAAGGCTTCCTGTGACTGATACATTCCACTCTTCACACGTTGTTCATATTTTGCTCGTGCCAAAGTACGCTCGTGTATTTCGGGATCACCATCTCGGTTCAGTACATCATCGGTTGAGGTGTCGGCAAATTCGCCAACCCTCAACTTGTGCTGCATAGCAATGTCGGCAGCTTCTCCGAACAGGTTGCTGTGCTTACCCTCTTTCAGATTTTCATAACTACGCCAAAGGATATAACGGAGTTCATTGTCCGTCAGAGTAACCCCTCTAAAATCGGAAAAGCCCAATTTGTCGAGCATTTCAAAGAAGAATTGTTTTATCCTCTGCCACCAACCGTTTTTACGTGCTTCCTCGAAATTAATGTGTTCGGCAAGTCCGGCAAGGTATTCTTCGGTAGCCTTGCGGAAATCCCAACCATTCTTTGTTGCAAGTTCTACTATTTTTCGGCGTACGTTTTCATCGGCATTGTTGAATATATTGTCGAGGAAAGTGTCAAAGTGAGTACCGAACATCTTGCGTAGTCCATAGTGAGCGACTGCTTCATGCAACAAAGTTTGTTCCACGTCAGCAAGGTTTGTATTGTTTGGTATCACAACGCTGATCTTTCCCGTACTCTTAGTGTAAAAGCCACGTGCACTTTTAGTCTTGCCTTTTAATCCGCTCACATTCGTGACCACCTCTACATTGTCAAGATGCAGTAATGCTGCCAGTTCTTTCACACGTTCTGTCATTTGCTTACGAAGTACTTGGGGGCTAATGTTTTTGGTACGTTCAATCTCTGCATTAAGGGCATTGATTTGAATATCAGTTACCGCACCTTCTTGTCTGCGCTGTGGTTCTCGTCCTGCTTTCTCTACTATTATATCAACCTCCGACGGTGTTAACAGTCGCTTCACGCGCATAGCACCTGTTATAATCCACGGATCAGTTTCGGGGTTAGGATTGGTACGGTAGCGGTATGCACCGTTTTCGGGAACACGTGGCAATCCTGCCAATGAATGTTGGAACTTGCCGCTTGGATTGATACCATAACTCATTGCTTCTTCCTGATAGTCCACATCATTAGCATATTCAACTTCTGCCCATACAAAATTAGCAGGGAACAACTCCTTATTACCGTTCTCGTCAATACGATTGAATTGTAATGCGTATGGAATCTCGCCCAAATGCCACCCTGGACGATAAGCAAGTTTTCCACTTCCGCCCTGCGTGCCTTTACCACCTGCTTTTACTTGGTTGCGTCCCGTCTTGCTCTGTCCAGCAATAGGAGCAGCATCAGCATCGAGCCATACACCCACGGGCGTTGCAGCCCCGTCAGGATTAGCAACCATAGGAGGATAGAGTTCTCCGTTTTTCAAGACGAATACCTTATACCCTATGCCTGTTTTCTTCGGTGCAGCACTTTGACGGATGCGATAAAGCGTATCGCTGTCACGCAATAGTTCATCTTCATCTTCAGAAGTGAAAATATCAGAAGCAACCTCTACTGTCTCATCCATTTCTGCATACTTGGCTTCTTTCTCTGCCATCTCCTTCTTCATCAGTTCGGAATATTCTTCCAACTGCGATTTCGCTTGTGCCAATTCTTCTTCATACTCAAAAGGTTTTCCCTCTCTTGACAGGAGTTCTTTCAATTCGGCCTCATTGTGTTTCTTGCTTCGCTCAGCGGCTTCCAATCTTTCGGTAAAGTTTTTTCCTGTAATCACATTGCCGGTAATATCCTCAATGGCATTACGGAGCAGATTTTGACGTACAGGAACATCCTCGATACCAAGTTCTGTACATGAATAAGTCATTTTTCTCTCAACGTCATTGAACAAAGTTGTACCATCACGCATGGTCTGTCTTGTCAATTTAGTTGATACAATGAATGGGAAATTGCCTATCTGTATAGTCAGTTCTCGCTTTTGTTCCCCTGAAATATCACCGTCTTTCATCTGCTTCATTTCAGCAAGAACAGTCTTGTTGTGTTCCTTGAAGAAATCATCCATTGTATCAACAGAGGTAAAGCGATGTTTGCCGATTATAATCTCTTTGAATTGTTCATCGGGGAATGATACACGTACAGCCTCCAAGGATCGGCTGTTATCCTCAATGCGCTTTTCAGCATCTTTGATAAAGGCTTTTAACCTTGGCTTGGCATTATGGATGTAGGCTTGGTCTGTTTCCCATTGCTTTTTACGGCTTGCATACTTGCGTACATTCTTTTCCGCATTGTTTTTCAGCATAGCATACTCACTGCCGGAGAGTTGTGCTATAGTATCTCCAAACACATCTTCTTCCTCCTCAAGCACACGGTTGGTCATACTGTTCGACATCATCTGCTTGCCATTCATAATACTATCGGCAATGGCCCCCTTTGTTTTCAGGCGTTGGTAGGCGGTAACGTCCAGACTATCCTCTACACCGAAACGCAAGATACGTACAGGTTTATTCATATCCTTGTGCAGATTTCCCTGTCGCAAAATACGTCCGTTACGTTGGGTATAGTCCATTGGACGGTTAGGCGCATCCAAATGTATCAGCGTGTGCAAGCGTTCCTGAATGTTCACGCCTGTACCGAGTGTAAAGGTCGAACCGAGAATCACACGCACCTCGCCACGGTTTACCTTTTCAAAGATTTCAAGTTTTTTCTTGACAGTCATTCCCGACCTCATTATCACAATCTCATCTGCAGGAACCCCCTCTGTAATCAGCTTATCCCTGATGTCATCATAAAGGTTGAAGCCACTCTGTTTGTTTTGGTAATTGTCGGCAAAAATGGCAACCGTACCTTTGTAATCGGCTGTTTCTTTCAGCGAGCGCAATGTCTGTCGAACGGCTTCATGAGTCTTACTGTTTACATCATCTTCGGCATCAGATTGTACCAATCGGGCATCCACGGCAGCGGCTTTGGCAATACCGTACATCGTGAGCGGGATGTGGCTGTTCTCTTTCTTTTCCTTTCCGCTCATCTGTTCATAATGTTCAAGTTCGTTCTTTACGAACTTCATGATGCTACGTAATGCGCGTGTCTGTGGCAGATAAAGGTCTTGTGCCTTTCCTCCCTCCATTTCGGGTATTTTGTCCTTTACGCCGCCGGCTTCTTTGGTTAGGACGGTATCGGACACTCCCGACCATATACGCACCAGTTCAGGCAGATTGACATACCCAGCAAAGCGGTTGTTCTCTTTGAACTTTCCACTTGTGGTGAACTCCAGCATCTGCTGAATGTTACCAAAGTTGCGCACAAAGTCATCAAAGTAATAGATACCGTACTCTTTCATCGTATCAGCGGGCATGAGATAGCGCATGAACGTCCAAATCTCTGCGGCGGTGTTGCTGATGGGTGTACCGGTTGCGAAGATTACGTTCCGTCCGTTGTTTTTTTCCAAGATAGCCTGTGTCTTCAGGAACACGCCTTGTGACTTCTTGCTGTATGACGGATCCACACCTTTAACTCCACGCTGCATGGCAGTGGCAAATCCGAGGTGCTTATACTCGTGCGCTTCATCTACAAGTAAAGCATCAATGCCCATATCGTCAAAGTTCTCCACATCGTCAGTTCGGCGGTCAAGCATTTCCATAGCTTTAACCTCTGCGTTCTGCAAAGCTACAGCACGTTTCTTTTCATCATTGGCGGTACGTTTCTTTGAAGCATTGTCTGCAAGTCCAGCAAGCTGCTCCTCCAATAATTCGATTTCCCGTTCAGCCTGTCGGGTAATCATATTTTTTCCGTCCGGGTCTTCTTCTTTCATCTTTTCAAGAATGAGCATCTTCTCCTCAATCTTGTCCTGTACGAAAGTCATTTCCCTTTCCTCGCTGTCGGGGATAAATTCAAAGGTAGACTGCGGAATGACAATCATATCCCAATCGTTGTAGCGTATCTTGGCATAAAAGTTCTTTCTGCCCTCTGCACTGCGGTCTGCTTCTTCAAGTGTCAGTATCTTGGCGTTGGGGTACAGTTCCTTTGCACTTGCAACGAATTGTCCAACGGTAGCATTCTGCACTACAATCATGGGTTTGCGTGCAGTACCCAAACGGCGCATTTCCATTGCTGTAGAAATTAGAGTAAAGGTTTTCCCTGTTCCAACCTCATGGGCAAGCAACAAAGGCTGTTGTGTGCCTCTTATAATGGCTCTACCTTGATGCGGACGCATCTTAAACTTGTGCGAGGCACCTCCGAAATACTCCGGTACAAACTCATCTGGTATGCTCATAGGCACAAAGTTATTGAACGTGTCATTATAGATACGCTCAATCAATGCCGACATTTCCGGGTCACTCTGCATCTTCTGCCTTGCCCAATCCTTGAAATCTTGACGGATTTCATCAATTTTAGCGGCACAAGCCTGTGTCGCTTCCTTGTCGGTAATGGTTTCGGTAGTGCCGTCATAGTGTTTCTTGGTGGTGGAAACGGTGATGCTTCTGTTCTGAATGGCAGCTTCAATGAGAGTATGCCCCATAATGGTACGGTTAAGCATTTCGCTGGTTACCCCCATTGCACGGTTCTTCTCATAATCAGTGAAGTATGGTTCTTTCATAAACCAAGTACCGCCCACAGCTGTAAACCGTACGTCAACCTCCGTGCGTTCCTTTACAAAATCCTCATACAGTTTCGGGTCAATCCAAGAACTTCCGAGGGTAAAGTCAATCAAATGTGCGGGGATTTCCATAGGCATGACCTCCTGCAATGCCTTGATGTTGCGGTCAAATTCCCCATTCTCGTTATTTACCTCTGCTTGACGCAGTTTTTCACGAATATTTCCGCTCAAGTAGTGATACGATGCTTCCATCTGTCGGGTTACAGGGTTCTCGAAACCGTAACCGCTCTCGATGATTTCTTTCTTCACATCCTCGATACCTGTGCCAAGTTGTTCGGCAATGTACGGTATATCTACACGACCGAATTTAAAGATACTTGCAATGATACCGTCCTTGACATTGGCAGGAGTGGGTTCTTTCTCTTTTTCAACAACACGTTTGCTGAATACATCGGTCTTGTCAAATTTCTGTATCTGGTTTCCTTTTTCATCTGCCGTTTCTTCAAACTTTTCAAGAGCGTATACATTGGCATAGTCCACATCATTTCGGAGAAACGCAATGGCGGTGTTCTTGTTGAAGTGTCCGTATGTGCCGACAAAATCATCGTATACTTTGTTGAGTTTGTCAAGCAACGGTTTAAGTCCCTCATCGCTTTCATTCGCAGTCTGATAGGAAAGAACTTCCGCAAGAGCTTCCTTGATAGCGGTGTATGCCTCAAAGCATTCCACTTTCGTATGCCCCTTTACCTTGTTGGCATTCACTTCGAGAGGTTGTGCGCTTGCAGTTGAGTTGATGTATAGTTTTCCGTCTTTGACAAACACTTCGCCAATCTTCTTGCCGGGCATTACATCGGTGGCAAGCTCGGTATTGCGCTCACCAAATTCCTCTGCACGGAATGAGCGGACAAATTCAGCCAACATTTCTTCCTGTTTCTTATTCTGTTTAGGATATAAGCCTTTGCTGGTCGGGCGGAAAGTATCGCCTTTCTCAAATGCAAAGTGCATTTCACCTGCCATGTTTTCGGGGTGTTCAATGAAATAGCGGTTGTAGTCCATTGAAAGCTGCTTAATGACTGGTATCTCCTTGCCTTTAACCTTGCGTGTTTCCCCGGTATCGTACTCTGCCATACGCTCTCCGCTCACATCACTTACATCAATGGCATGGACAGACTTCTGCCCGTTCACACGCTTGCGGATAACAACGATGTCAGAGGTTACTCCGGTGCCGCCGAAAGTCTTGTTGTGCATGCGGAAAGCACCCACGAAGTCTGCGCCTCCCTCGCCCACAATCCAGTCACGGAGTTTCTTACTGTTGTCAAGCGTACCATTGGACGTGATGAAGATACCCAAACCGCCCTCACGCAGTTTGCGCACATTCTTTGCTATACAGAAATCGTGTATGTTGTGGAATTTCTTCGACAGGTCTTTGTCGCCCGTGGTGTCATTCACACGGAGTCCGGTAACGAACGGAACATTAGTAATAGCCAAGTCCACACTTCCATTAGGAATACGTGTCTGCTCAAAACCCTGTATCTCTACTTTGGCATCAGGATAAAGGAGTGAGAGAATACCACCCGAAGTCCCGTCAATCTCAATAGCATGGATGTCGCTGTGCTCGCTGATATTTGTAGGCATCTGCCCCAAAATGTTTCCGATACCTGCAGAACCTTCAAGAATGTAACCACCCTTGAAACCCATTTGTGTAACAATATCCCAAAGAGTATCTACAACATAAGCAGGGGTATAATACGCACTATTAGCACTCATTACAGCTTCTTGATAGGCTTCTGTGCCCATCAACTGCTGTAGACGTGTCGAATATGTATTATCACTAAATACTTTACCTAAACCACCCCAACCGCTAAACTTGCGAAGTACTGCCATTTGTTTAGGAGTAGCAAGCTCTCCACTCTCAATAAGTTGCTGTGCCAACTCTATAGCTTTAATATTGGCCTCTATGCGTGCATCTACCGAAGTTGGAGCATAGTTCGTCCCCCGGTCTGAATGATTATTGCGAGTATTTTTCGGTTCATCTATGGCATCATCGGAAAGTCGTGTTCCTCGCCCCCGTTGTATTTCGCCTGTTCCTTCCTGTACTCTACGATTTCCTCGTCCGTCATCCCTGCCTCTTTGTAAATCTCCGTCCACTCTTCCTCGCTCCATGTGTACGGTGCTTCTAGCGTTTCCGCTTTGTGGCGGTAGCATGCTGCGTCTATCCGTTCCTCCAGCTCCATTTTCGCTATTGACTTCTCGCTGTGTCCCTGTAATCTTAGTACTTTCTTGGTGTATTCGTCCATCTTCGTTGTTGGTTTCGTTATTATCAAACAAACTGCTAAACAAACCAAGCTCGTTTGACTGCTGTAAATTTACAGTTTTTTTCTCACTCTTCTTGCGCGTTGAACGAGTTTTCTTTATACGTTCCTGTGCAACTTCAACCTCCCCCGCCACTTCCGCCTCTTTCGTTACAGTTTCAGCGGTGGCGAGTGCATCAATGCCGGACTTGTCAAAGTTGGCCACGTCGAACTTCTGCACCTCATCGTAAGAGGTCATGTCAGTATTAAATCCGTTTTCTGACACCTCAGGCAAATCTCTCGCACCATTGTAAAATGCTTTAAGGTACGGACGTATGGAATCACCCAAGTCTGCAATCATAGCCTTTGCATATTCTGCAAACTTCCGTGAGCCTTTCTCTAAATGGTAAACAGCCATTTCTGTGCCAATGGCAAGTATTTCAGGGTCAATACCAATATTCATTTGACCGAGTAACTTCTTACGCATACGCTCACGAAGTTCCGCATAACGCTCATCAGTAACAAGACGGTTACCACTCGCTTCAGTCTTTTTCTGTGAATTGTCTTGTTGCTGCTTACTCCTCATATCGTTGATAAGAGTTCGAGCTTCATTAGCAAACTTGTCTGCACTATCTTTGGTCAGGAAAATAATATTTCCTTCATGATAAACGTCTCCACCACGCTTCTCTCCTAAATCCATCACAGCCTGCTTTTCCGCGTCAATCATCTTCATCAAAGTACGAACAGAATATCTGTTATCCATTTCCTTATCAACAACGAAATCTGTCCTTTTGTCATGAATTTCATCCTTTGCCTTGCGATCAAGTTCTCGGGTCTTAATTTTATTTTCAAGCGGAACACCAACTGCATCCAAAACTTCTTGCATGCCATTCTGCGGATTGCGAAGAATGCCTAACATTTCCTCTGGGCTGTTGGTTGTCTGACGAAAACGTGCATCACCAATAGGTATGGGACCGCTCACATCATCGCGAGTCAAAGTCGTATATCCGGTTTCCTTATCAACAGAAACAGAGTATTGCCATACAGGGGTGTAATCCTGTTTTTCATCCTTTGCTGGTGCTTTGGGTTCAGTAAACAGCACATCACCATCATTTACAGCCTGTATATCCAACATTGATATGGGAGGTTGTCCTTGTGCATCTACTGCGTATTCTGCTAATCGTTTGGCATCCTCTTCGCTACGCATCATAAAGCCGTGTTTTTCCCTGTCCCACCAACCTTTCATTTCTTTGGCGAACATACTTACATGCTTTTGAACTTCCTTGCGCAATTCCGATTGGAACTCAACAAGTTGCATATCTAACACCTTACCTCGCTTGGTGATGTATTGCGCCGGAGTAATGGTGTACGGAGCATCAGTCGGTGCAGTCGCTTCTTCACTGGAAGCGTCTTGTTCCAACTTGCGTTGTTCGGTAAAAAGGTCGTTAATTTCAGAAATAATACGAGCCTCATCAAAAATGTCGCTACGGTTGTGCGCTGCTTCTTGTTCCTTGTGCAATTCTTCAATACGGGACTTGACTTCTGAAAGTCTGTTGCCTTGCGTGCCGGAACTCTGCCCCTCGTTCGTCTTTACAGACTTGTATTCCGAAAAAGCCTTGGTCTTGCGATGGCTGCTCTCTATCCACTTCTCGAACTCCTCCAAGTTAACGCCCGTCAGCACCGTCTTGTGCTTCTTCGCCCAATTTCTGTCATAATTAGCAAAGTAAGCTGCTTCAGCAGCGTCAGCCTCATTGAAACCCAACATAACCTTGTGTTCGTCAAACGTGCCGTCCTCGTTATATTGGTCAACCACAAACACCTTGCGACCATTCCACCCGTCAATATCATCAGAGAGGAACACATCTATATGGTCGCCGTCTACACCTTCCGTGCCACGAATATAGCCATAGGTGTTCTGCATGGTCGTTTCCCATTTGTTGCCCTCTGTACCTATTCCACTACGAACGGATCCTTTCGGGTTCTCAATGGTGATATTGAATGTACCAACCTGCACATGACCTTTCTTATAATTGCCGGCTTCTTTCTGTTTCTCCGTAGGAGTAGTATCGGTTTCTTTCTCTGCCACTGCAACGGCATTGGCTAAAGACGAAGATGCATCAATATAATTAACAACATCCAATAAATCTCCGAATGTTTGACCGTCATACTCATAAGTACTACCTGTATAATTACCTTTCGTATCGGGTGCATCAACTTTTATAACTTTATGAGTACCATCAACAATAATTGTCTGTTTATAAGTATCGCCATACTTTCCGCTTTCAACCCAATCATCTTCTTGAACTTCAATGCGTCTTACTATTTTTGCACTAAGTTGATTGTCAGTATCATCAGAAGATAGCATTTCTTCTTGTGATAAAGAAGGTTCTATTTCGCTTTGTTCACCAATGCTTTCAGTTCTTCCTGTATCATCGGTTGTCCCATTTCCGTCCTCAACTCGTTCTCTTGGCGTAAGAGCTCCATTGCTTCCTTGCTGCCCTCGTTGGCTTGTTGCAGTATCGCCAACCAATACATTGCTTCGCTGTTGTCCATTGTAATCTAAATTTAATGCTTCTTTAATAGCCTGTACGAGCGTCCGAGGGGTATTGTCCGGCTGTTCGAACAGAGTTTCTTCCTGTGTACCTTGTATAAGGTCATAAATCTTGCCGAATGTGTTTTGAATGAAGCTTTGGCTTTCACCTTTATACATTGCGGCCAAATGCAAGACAAAGTTACTGAAATTATCAGCAGGGAGATAACTTTCCCCTGTAACATCATCCATTTGATACTGGCGTTTCCAGTTTTCTACAGCAATACGTGCTTCCTTGAAATTCTTTGCCTCTGCAAACATTTTATCTTGGGACAAAGCATAGTAAGCACGAACGGAGTTCTGTATCTCATCTACCATTCGTTCACTGTTCGGACTGTCATAATCACGGAAAGCAGTGGCAAGAATAGCCTTTTGTGCTTTTACCGGCAATACGTTGAACATTTCCTCCAACCGTGTGCTGCCGTCCTTGAAGATGCTTTGATACATGATACCACGCAAATCATTCTTGGATTCAGGAGTTAGGTTGCCCTTGCTGTCAAACGCACTCTTGTATTGTGTGTGACTGATGAAACCTCTTTGACTCATCCATTTCAGAACATTTGCACCATTGGCATCCACAAGTCCGGCAAACGACATTTCATCATCCGAAGTCCTAAGCAACAGGTTGGCAAACGAACGCATTTCGGTTCCCATGCGCTGCAAAGTGTTTTTAGGTTTGATACGTTCAACACCTCCACTTTCTGTGTCTTGTGCAACAAACTGACCAAGATTGAGGGCTTCTGTATCGTCCACATGAAGCATATTTACCAACACCGGGCTTTGTATGGGCACAATGTCCTCGGCACGCAGTCCAAACTCTTCCGCATGGTTTTTCAGGTATTGTCTATATGCTTCGGCCTGTTCCGAATGACTTTCCCACATCAGGCGCAAGGCATCACTACGGTTGTTTCCCTGTATTACTTCACCACGTTCGTTTACGGTCGGCGCACCGGTGTAAGCGGTAATACTTGATGTGATTTCTTCCGGACGAATGTTCTCGGCGATTTTCCGTGCAGACAATACGCTTGCTTCGTCATTGCGTTCCTTTGGTTGCGCTTCATCAATAAAATGCAGAGGATTGCGCACACCTTGTATATGACTCGGTTGCAACAATGACGCATCAATCACGGTTACATTGCCAGGAACCACTACATCATTGCTGAATTTCACGTTCACCTCTTTACCTTGTACAGCCTGTAATGGTTCTTGTCTGTCAACCTTATGGCCGTTTACACGTCTATATCCTCTTGCACGGGCATCTTTGGGAACATCTTCCACTATATCGGGAACTCCGTTAAGTGCTTCACGTTCCTTGCGTTCTGCTTCCTCACGCTCTGCACGCAATTTTTCTTCTTCCGCCTTGCGCAATGCGGTAGCTTCATCGGCAATACGTCTGCGCTCCGCATCTGCTTCCATTTTTCTGCGGTTGGCAGTGCCGGCTATCTTTTGCCAAATGGACAATTCCTGTTTGGCTGCATCAATCGCCGCCTTGCGTTCTTTCTCTGCTACAATCTTCTCTGCAATAGTGTTTCCACCGGCAGATTTCGTTTTCTCGATTTTCTTCAATGCTGCTTCTTTGTCCGCAACCATTCCGTTAGCCACGGACTGGGCCATAGCTTCGTCTCCCTCTGTCTGCTCAACAATGGCATCCCAAGCAAGGTCGGGAGTTTCCGCCTGCTCATAGATAGGATTACCTTGTTCATCTTTGGGGATTCGTTCTAATGCAGACACTTGCAACTGCTGTTCCTCCAGAGAACTTGCTGCCACTTCCGAATTATCATTCACACTTGAATTGGCAATCTCAACAGGTTGCCCATTGTGTTCTATCAGCATGGAATCAAGCTCTTCACGGGTAAACATATTCACACGCTTACCATTCAAGGCATCTTCCGTATAAACTTCATATAGTCCATCGGCATCCACATCGGCGGTGATGTTACCACGAATACCTATACCATTTTCATCACGGAGCGTCACAAGGTCATTCATTGCATATTGCGGTCGGTCTGCTTCCTGCTCTTCCTGCTGCAAAGCAAAGTTTTCTTCAGCTCTCTGTTGCTCAAACTCTGCGATTCGTGCAATGTTAGATGCGTCCACAAACTGTTGGATAGCCTCTTTTGCTATAGGGAATACATTTGTTCCGTCTGTCACATTGATAGTTCCGTCGCCATTGTCTATGATTCCGTTCTCATCTGAAACTATTGTGACCTGTATTTGCGAACCGCCTTCACCGGCAATGGTATAGGTTTCGCCCGGATTGAATGTGACAACACCATCAATCTTATCCGCAGCTTCACGTGCAAATTGTTCTCTGATAGATTGTGCAACCAACTCCTTCTGCTCGTATGGGTCTTGTACATCATCAATAGACAATATAGCATCGGGAGATACTTGTTCAAGCCCACCTGTGTCCGCATCACGAACAATGATGCTATTGTCAGAATCAGTCACACTTACACCGCTACCATCTGCATATGGTACAAGAGTCCCACTAAGAACATACACCTTACGTTCATCCTGCTTCATGGTTGCCCCCTGTATCATACCTGTCTTGCGGTTCACACGTGCATCTATCATCGAATTGCTCTGTTCCACCCGTCCGTCTATATCATCACGTACACGTTGAATCATGCCATTGTAAACCTGCTTGGCATTGATATAGTCGATAACAGAAGACTTATCCTCATCACTCCATTGCTCATTCCCGTTCACAAACTCCAATGCGGCAATCGGATTCTCTTCAATCATCGCAAACATATTCTCATCTGCAAGGTCTGCCACTTGTGTTCGATGGTATTCGTACAGGTTCTTCGCATCGTTCATTTCCTGCGAGGAAGTGACGTTGTATCCGTCAAGATAACTGTCATTTGCCTGTTGTTCGCTTTCACTTTGAACACCGCCACGGGACCGGGCCATAGAAGCAAGATTGAATCCACGCAAATTCAACGAACGTTCCATATAATTCAGTACGGCTGCTTTCTCATCAGCGGTAAAATCTTTATCACCGGCAACAAGTTCCGCAACTTCACCGATATTCTCATTGGTAGTAAGGTCAAGTGTTGCCTTCAACGGCTCCCATACTTCTTTACCAAGTAATTCATTCACTTTTGCATCTGCTTTGTTCACGCCATGCTTCATGGATGCATAATTTGCGGCAGACAAGGTATGTTTTCCTGCCCCCATCAACCCCATAGAGAGTGCCATTCCACCCCAAATATCACCGTGAAATTGTCCAGTTGCAAATAAGTTAGTACGTGTGCCGTCCGGATTCTGCTGATAAGCATCATCAAGACTAAGCATTGTGCGCCACAATTGACTGTAGTATTCTTCAGATACTTCACCAACATAATCACTGACACCCATTTTATTGAACATCTGATGAGTTTGTCCCATTATGCTATTCAATGCACCGGCATCTGCCTTTGAGAGTACATCTCCCAATCGCTTTGCCCCTAGAACATTAGCGAGTTTACTCATATTACCAAGTGCAAAAATAGGATCAAGGTGCGCACCGAACATTTCCGAATAATTCTCAATGATAGCATTGGCTTCACCTTGCCATATTGCACTTCCCCAGGTCTTATCATTGGAGAAATCATAGTTACCGTTTTCATCAACAACCACGTCACCTAGCTTCCGGTCAATGATGTCAGAGACCGTTTTTCCTGTCTGTATGGTGTTTGTCATCGCCGGAGCACGTACAAGCAAATCATCTGCGGTTGTCCCAAGTGCTTTGATAGTCCAATCTGCTGCGTACTGTCCTAACCCTCTGACACCATTCTCTTTAATATAGGATTTAAATCCCTGTTGAGCCATTTTTTCAGCCGTTTCTTTACCTATGACCTTTGCGGCGACTTTAGTGCTTCCTTTTGAGAATGTAGACAAACCATTGAATCCGCCACCAGTCAAAATGAAATCCAACATAAATGAAGGCATATATCCAGTCATGATACCGGCTCTGTTCCAAAAGTCGGCATTTCCACCGTATCTTTCCTCTGCCTGTTGTTTCTCATGGATTGCACCCATCATCATATCATGGGATTCACGCTCGCCCTCTGTGGCATTATCACCTTTGAGTTTGTCGGCATTCATCATGGTCATGGCATCCGCCATATCACCCATACCGAAATCCCACGTGCGTACATCACCCATAGTACGACCAAAACCACGCCAAAAGCCTACATCAACCCCATTTTCACGGTCTTTCTGTTCTTCAAGGTTCTTGATGAGCTCTTCTGTTTCTCTAATGGCTACTCTCAATGCGCTGCTTTCCTTGTCTGATTGCTGGCGCGGTGTGTAAGTGGCTGCTCCCAATATGGCAGCGAGCGGCGCTTTGTTCTTTTCCGTTTCTTCTACCCATTCCTTATGCACTTCGGAGGCTCTTTCCGCTTGCTTAGCTTTTAACTCCTGCAAACGGAGATTAGCCTTGCGTAACTGTCCGCCGATTGACATATCGGCAGCTTGTCGGTACCGGAAACTCTCGATGTCAGCAAGAGGTTTACTAGTAGTCTTGTTACCAAGTGGAGTAATATATGTTTTTTCCAGTTTCCCATTTTCAGGATTAAACTGCATTTTACCCTCTTTAGTTTGCAATCCGGGATTCAACCCGTATTCTTGTATATTATCTACACGTTCATTTGCGTCTTGTATCTGTGTTTCCACATTCTGCATCATACGGTTTGTACTAGCAATCATCTCTGCTTTTTCTTGTTCGGTAGGTTGCCACGCCTGCTCTGTTTGTACAGCAGGCTCCGGTGCAGGTGTTTGAATCTTTCCGAAACCTATATTATTCTCAAACTCTTCAAACGGTTCCATCTCATAACCTTCTTTCACTAGAGCATCATAAGCTGCCTTGCGTTTTGTAGAATCCGATAAGTTCTTGCGGAAATCTTCTTCACTCTCCATATCGTAACCATCAGAAACAAACGTGTCGTATAGTTTCTTTATTTTATCCTCATTTTCAGGCATAATGTTTCATTTATGATGTTGGACTTTTCTTTTTATTACTACTATTATCTCCGGCTGTTGGACTTTTCTTCTTATTCGATGCCGTTTCAACTTCACCGGCAAGTTGGCTGATAGGTTTTGGAGTAGAGACATTCTTTTCTTTTGCCCCCATTACATCATTTTCTGTGGTTTTCACATATTGGTGAGTCTTAATACCTAACCGTTTAGCCTCACGCTGCACCGCTCTCTCATAATCTTCTTTCGTATCATAGTAAGTGGTCTTACCATCAATAGTAAGTGTCATCCTTTTCTTATTGCCGCCACTACCACCACGGTTATAATACCCAGCTCTAGCATTGGATGCGGAAGCAGAAGCTTTTGAAGCGCCCGCTTTAGCCTTTTCAGTTTCAAGTCTAGCCTTTGCAAGATCATCAGCATATTCGGCCTCCACTCTTTTACGTTCTGCATCAGCTTCGGCTGCTGATATTTTATTGTTTTGGAGCTTAACGTTGAGATCAAATATCTGGTTATCTCGTTTTTCCTTTGCGTCCGCAATGGCATCGGCTCTTTTCTCGCGTGCTAACTGATGTCTCCAATTACGATCATCTCTCGCTTTGACATCATCAGCCTGCATAGCACCGAACAGGCCGCTCAAATAAGCCCGGGCATTCTCATTACGTTCTTTCATTAATCGATCATACCTAACCTGTAACCTTTCCGAAGCTGTGTTTTTTCCACTATACATATTCGGTGCACCCTGTGTTGTAAAGTACAGATTGGAGAGAGCAGATATGCCATCACCAATTGCAGCAAAAATTTGGTCACGTTTCTGCTTTTTCTTCTCTATAGCAAGTTCTTCGTCGGTCGGTGGAGTATAAGGATTAAGTTTCTTGAACAGTTCAGCATATGAAAGGGCACCACCGTCCGAGCCTTCTTGCTTGGTCGGAGGGGGCGGTGTAGTAGTTGTGTCAGGTTTAGGTGCGGTAACAACAGGAGCCGTAGCCGCTTTTTGTTCCACCCATTCCTGTGTACCCTTTACAGGTGGAGGTGCAGAAGAACCGTCTTGTTGCTGTTCATGCCATTCTTTAGAACCTTTCGGAAAAGGTGTGCCACCTCCATTGCCTAATATATCATCATATGTCGCCATAAGTTACCTCCACACATTAAAATGGCATTTTGCTTGCCGCACTCGTTACTCCTTGTACGGCTCCGGCTATCGCTTCTGCCTTACCTTTTTCTAACTGATTGAGTTGCTCAACAAAAGCATTGTCATTCTGCATATAGGTGGCCTCGATGTTGTCTTTGCGCGCATCCGCCTGTGCTGCAATCTGTGATGTTGCATCAGCAAGAGCCTTGCTATTCGCTTCTTTTGTAGCTGCTACACTTTCATCAGTACCGCCCATTACAGCCTGTATACCAGCTGCCTGCTTATTACGGTTCTTGATACTCTCTTCCGTCTGCGTGAGAATACGTTGCGCATCGGCTCGTTGCGTATAATCCTCATTGTACCTGCGATCATACCAATTTTGGTTCTTCTGTCGCTGCGCCTCAACGTTGCTCTTAATTTTCTTCATTGCTTTCGATGCAGAGATACCGCCAAATATGCTACCTGCCGCTCCTATAGCACTTCCAATTAATCCCATAAAACCTTTGTTTTAATTATTAAAAGTTATACCTCATTTGCGAAAGTAAGCCCTTATCTTCGCAACATCATTTTATCTTTTTACACTAATAATCATTATGGTATGGCAAAAGGGAAAAAGACAGGAGGACGACAAAAAGGAACACCTAACAAAATAACAGCATTGGCCAAAGGCATGATTGAAAAATGGCTTGAAACTCACAATACGATACCTGAAGGGGATATGGCACCGCTAATAATGCAAGACTTTTTAGAACTTGATCCTAAAGACCGAGTGAAGGTTTCTATGGAGTTCATTAAAATAATTATGCCGAGAAACATCAGCATTGATGATAACGAAATTCACCTTACCATTGAAGATAAGTTGGTCGAACTTGCTGGGGATGAAGAGGACGACGAAGAATAA